CTAGGCCTTGCCGGGGTCGTTTGCCGGGAACTGCGGCGGACGGTATCCGGCAAGCATCCATTCCAGCACGCGGCAGGCAATCGGATTCGGCGGGCGCGTGCCGCTTTCGTCCTCCCAGCGGCGAATGGTGCGCGGATCCGTGTTCAGGATGTCGCCAAGATCGGCGGCGGAAAGGCCCAGCTTGCGCCGAGCCTCCTTGAACTCTGTCGGCGTCATGATCAGTTGCTCCCCTGTTCGTCTTCGACAATCTCGACGCCTTCCTCTTCGCAGAACCTGCGGATGACGTCCTTGACTTCATGAAACCACTGCAGGCGGTGCTCGTCGCTCAGGAGGATCACCAGATAATCCGCGTCGCCGTCCCGAAACTGCGCAAAGACGACGCCGTTCCACTGCCAGAAAAAGGCGATGTCCTCGCCCTCGTAAAGGTCGGCGCATTCGGCGATCTGGTCCTCGTCGGCGGGCGTGAAGCCGTGCGACAGGCCCATCCCGACGATATAGGGATCCACAAAGGCGAAGGTCGCGGCCATGTTGGCGCTGATTTCGTCCAGCGCCCCGGCGGTCAGACCGTGGCCTGCAAGGCACTCGCGGGCGCAGTCGTCGGGATGATAGGAAAGGCCCTTGGCCTGCAGTTCGGCGAGAAAGGCGATGGCGGATGCGCGGTCGGTCGGCTGGGTGAAAGTATTCATTTTCGTCTCCGGTGCTGGCGGGCGTCCTTGCCCTGTTGAATGGTGCGGGGAAGGTCCGGCAGTGCCGGACCCTCCTGCGGCCTGTCGCTCAGATCGCGATGGCCTTGCCGAGGTGCTTGAGGAAGTCGAGAACGTCGCCGTTGACGAAATCGATGCGGACAAACATCGTCTTGATTTGCTGTTGCTCGGCGGCGGATGCCGCCTTGATGGCCTGAACGATGATTTCAACCGGCATGTAGTTCGGGCCGGAAGCGCCTTCCACGGTCAGGGTCTTTTCCAGGTCGATGCCCTTTTCGGAAAGGAAGGTGTCGAGCCATTTGCTGAAGGTCATTTTCGTCTCCATTTTCGGCGGGCTTCATTGCCCTGTTGACCTTCACAACATAGGGCCATTGGCCCTATGTGTCAATCCCGAAAATGAGGAAATCGCTTCTTATGCTTAGCGAGGTCGACGGGAATCGAACCCGTCAGTCTTGTTTCCACCAGGAACTTGTTTCCATGTTTCCACCCGGGACTTGTTACTGACCCCGACCAGGATCCTCAAACCACCGCTCCAGTTTCATCACGGCTGATCTTCAAGCACGCCGCCGCTCACGACAATCTGCCGGCCGATGATTTCCATTCGATCTTTGTGACCGAAAGACCCGTAGTGACTGCGGAAGTAGTTCCGGACGGAAACTTCAGGCTCAAACGATTCAAGTGTACTACGAACCAGAGCGCACACAGTTTCAACGTCGCCAGGCGCAGGCGGTTCGCTGTAGGTGAACCTTTGGCGGCGGTCCGGCTTCCCTTCGATGCGGTCCGCCAGGCGGCGCAGCGCCGAGGCCAGGCCCGGCAGGTCCTCCGGCTCGGCATGTTCCAGCAGCAAACTTTCTAGCGGCAGCCTGATCAGCGAATTAAGGTCAGAGTTGACCATGAACTCTATGTGCGGCGCCGCCGCTGTTTCCGGATTGTCCGAACCTCTGAGGAAAACACACAAATCGAGTTCCGAAATCCACACGGTCAGAACTTCCAGAACCGAGGCGTTGACCAGGTCGTCCAGACGGGTCATGTAGATTTCGGCGGCGGCTTCCGCTATCGCCGCCGGCGGATCCGAGCAGTCGGACCTTGCAAGAATGACCGCCGCCGCCTGCAGGATTTCGTCTGCCGTCATCCGCTCTTCAAGCTGCAACTCTTCCAGCACCTGCTTTTGAAACTCTTCGCGGGCGTCGTCATAATTCAGCAACCGGATTTTCTGCCGCATGTCCGCTCCTTATGAGTCACAAACAAATTTCGGTTTTTTCCAATAACCGCTGCTCGGAAGCGGAAGACTGCCGCGACCTTTGCGGACCTGAATTTCGGCTGCTCTAACAAGCTGCACGCGCTTGAACTCGTAACGGAGTTTGCGCCCGTATGACTTCAGATGACACAGCCGAAATTCAATTCTGGTCATCGGCGCCGACTCCCCTGTTTACGAGTTCTTTTTCCAAAGACGGACGAAACACGCCGTCGCCTTTTGGAACCCGCCAGACCTTAGAATTTCGACATGGTCATCGATATAGAAGGCATCGAACCCGCTACGCTCAAGATCATCAATCGGCGCTTGCGACAGCACCTCCGCGACAGACGGCTTAAAGAGGCCGTGATAACCGCACGAGACATAGAAGTGTACCCGGCGCTGTTCTGCGCCGATGGCGACAGCACTTCCGAGTTTCGGGCTCCATATGCAAGACGTGTTGCGGAGCGTCTTCATGTCATGCGGGGAAAGATCAACAATCCGATACTCGCCGGATTTATCCGGGTGAATAAGCGGAAACGTCTTTGCCAACTCGACAAGCCGTTCATCGCTGATTTCCGGCATGATCGGGTCGGATTCCGGAGAAAAGGAATGCGTCATGTCCATCGTCTCGTCTCCTCAGTTCTCGTCTTTGCATTCCCAGGCGGCTTCGAACTGCTTGAGCATTTCGGCGGTCCTGAATCCGTACCAGGTCCAGCCGTAAACGGTCGCGCCGCCGCGCTGCCAATTGCCCGGCCGGCCGTGGATCGGCCAGGCCTCGTCGCCGAAGTGTTCGCGGCACCAGTCGTTGATTTCCCGCTCGCGGTCTGACGCTATGGAACCACTGTTGCAGTTTGTCATGAAGGGTGTCCCCTCCCAGACCTCGCGCATCAGATCAGCGCGTTCCTGATCGCCATAGTCATAGGCGAGCATCCGGTCATATAGCGGCGTTCCCATCTTCCAAGGCCCTTCCTCGATCGGAACAGCGGCGGCCGGGAACCCCCGGCCCTTTGGCAGTTGCACTGCCTTATCGGCTTACGCCCGGCGGAGACACCCGGGCCGCGACCGCTGAACGGCAGGCAGGCGTCAGTTCGCCTTCTTGCCCTTGTCTGGTTCGGAAACGGGATAATCGGCCATCAGCTTGCGCATTGCGGCCTCGACCGCCGCGGTCTTTGTCGGCGGCACCGGCTGCGCGGCGATCCACGCGTCAAAGTCCTTCAGCAGGTCGGGGTCGAGCGAGTAGCTGACCGTTTTCTTTTGGCGGCCCATTTCCATGCTTTGCCATATGCCGGGTGAGTCTGCAAATGTCAATACGAGGCAATACAATGCAATAAAGTTATTGACAGTTCTATAATTGTAAATACATTTACAGGCGACAACCCATTCGAGCCGTGGCGCGGTGTGATTTCCGCCAAAATCAACACGGTGGAGCGCATGTCGAGCGGTGCATGTGTGATGAATACGGGGAAGCTGCAGGCGCTGTGATTGAGCAGTAGAAGCACCCGGGCAGGGCCACCCAGCCACTAGTTTTCGAAGGAAGCCCCAATGACCGAGAACGCCGCATACACCCCTCCTTGCATGGAGGTGCTTTGGGACAATCCGGACCCCGAGATTCGTGTGCTTTCGGCGATGCTGACGATTCTCGAAAAAGGTCAGTGCGAAGGCCTCGACCCCGAAGCCCTGCACCGCATCACGGAATACATTTCCGCGCGGTTCCCGGCACCGCTGTTTTAACCGGCCCGAGGAGGCAGGATCATGCGCTATCCCAAAGACCACGTGGCCTATGCAAGGGTGCTGGTCGCGCAGATAAATCCCGATGCCGTCGAGGCCTTCGACGAAATAGTGAAGCTTGCTGAATTAGGACGCAGGGAAGCTGTCCAAGGCTGCGTTGCATGGCTTGCCAAGCACGCTCACGACTACAAGCCCGAATGTCTGGCCGAGGCCATGGCGAGAGATCTTTTGCAAGACTGAACGGAAAGGCGCGGCTATGGCTAAAATCTTTGAAGTTTGGTTCCAGGACCTTGGCGAACGTGGACCGGAATATAACGAAAGCCATTCGTATCTCGCTGACGGCTTCGATGATGCTGCGATAAAGGCGGCAAGCGAACGGTGCCGCAAGGACGTCGAATGGCGCGATCTCCATACGAGCGTGCGGCTTGGTCATCAAACAAAACGCTTTATGGTTGAAGTCCGCTCAGAGCCCGTTTTTGAGGCGCGTGAATTTACTCGAACAATCTGATCACGGAAAGCCCCTCGCCTTTCCGGTTGCCTTGCCACGGTTGCGGGCGTAAGGTTAACGCAACCTCAAATAAAAAGGGCGCCGGGTGTGAAACCGGCGCCCGATTGATTCAGAAGAGGTAAGACAATGCTTGATTTTGCCGTCTCGATGATCATGGCCGCGATTGTCGCGGTGATTTTCTGGGTGTGGATCTTTCCGCACCAGGCCGCGCTTTGGGCCGCCCGTTTCCGGGTTGCCTTCGATCGCCACATGAAGGAACTGGCCGCTAATCCGGACGCCAAACGCTGAAGATGTTCGACGTCACCCGCACGTCCTTGACGACGTTCTCCGGCAGGGTCAGGCGCCACAGCGTCTTGACCCGGTAGCGCCCCGGCGGCAGATCGCAGCGCACCGGCCACGTCCACCAGTCGAGGTCCAGCGTGTCCGGCAGTTGCGCGCCCGGCCGGTAGTCGTTGCCGCCGCGCGCGGTGCAGAAGGTCGAGAAACCGTTGCCCGACCAGTTTTCGCGCATCACCGTCACAATCCAGTCCGCCTGAAACGGCCGGTGGATCACCCGGTCGACCCGCATTTTCGGGCTGGTGCCGGCCGCCGTGTCATGAACATGCAGCCCGGTCACCTCCAGCCAGTGCGACGCCGGCAGCAGCCGGTTGAACTGCGCCGTCCCGGCCATCAGCACAAATAGCCCCATGATTGCCAGGAACCAGTGCATTTCCTTCAGCCGCGGCCGGCAGGTGAAGGATGCGGCAACGCGGCGTCTCATTTGCCCCTCCAGGCTTTGACCCATTCCCGAAGCTGGTTCGGATCCTCGCAGACATTGACGATGGCCCGCATGATCATTTCCCCGGTCCAGGACAGCGCCACGGCCGTCGCGACCTTGTATGTGTCCGGATCGTATCCCCAATAGTCGAGAAACGGGTTTGTGAAGACATAGGCGAAGAACAGCCCGGCGGCGGCCGATATCACCGACGACCAGACCGACCGCGCCCGGCTGAACATCGCTTTCAGCAGGATTGCCGCGATCGTCGTTGCCCAAAAGGAAAACTCGTGTCCGAGAAAATTCATGGCGCTCCCCCGTGAGCCTGTTGCACGTCGCGATAGAAGGCCGACCAGCCGCGCCGGCGCGCCTCGCAGTCGGCGAGTGCCTGCCGGTGGCGGATGGCATCGCGCCCCTTGTCGCCGCTCAGGCCCGGGTCACGGCAGGGCGACGCCAGATCAGGCGCCGGTTCCGGCAGGGCCGGATGCCGCAGGTCAGGGCCGCCGGATCCGGATGGACTGCATCGCCCGGCTGTAAGCGTCGTCAGCAGCGCAAGCGCCAGCAATCCCCGACGCCAGGGCATCTTCATAGTCATCGACGACCTCCTGAATGTGCTCCAGTTCCTGCGCCCGCTCCTGCGCCAGTTCCGTTTGGCGGAACGCGACGGCGGCGAACTCGGCGCGCTGCTTGGCCTGTTCCTCGGCGACCTGCCGCCAGCGCTCAAGGTCGCGCTGCGCCTGTTCCAGTTGCTGCCGGCTGTCGTGGCGGATCGCCGACCCGGTCCAGGCCGCGACGGCGATTGCAGCGCCGAAGGCGAGCACAAAAAGCTCGGATGCGGGACCGCGCGCGGCCGGGTGAAAGCGCCCGCCCCAGGCCAGCACCGCCGCGACGAGGGCGGCAAGCGTCACGCCCCATTGCGCGAGCGTCGCGGCAATGGCGGCCGCCTCCTGCAGGAACCCGATCACCTGACGCCGTCCAGGCACAGCGCCCGCTCGCGGGTGCGCCGGGCGACGAGGCCGCGCACCACGCGCCCGCCCGCCTTGTTCCACCAGGTCAGCGCCTCGCACCCGCCCTTGATGTCGCCGGCGTTCAGCCGGCGGACGGCGGTGCTCTTGCCGATAGCGCCTATCCCGCAGTTGAAGGCGGTCGAGGTATAGGCCGCATCCCGTTTCGGGGTCAGATGGTAGAGCCGGGCCGCGGGCTTGATATAGCGGTGCAGGCCGTGCCGGTATTCGGCGACCTCGCTGCGCAGCAGGTCCAGGCACTCCGCCCGGGTCTTTTCCATGCCGAGCCGCACGCCGCGCGTCGAGCCATAGCAGATCGTCGGCACCCCGACGATGTCGAGATAGGCCTTTGTCCGCAGCCCTTCCTCCTGCGCGATGAACGGCACGGCCTCGTTGAGCGCATCGGCCTCGCTGTAGGGCAGCGCCATGTCCACCTTGCCGGCCGCGGCCGACACGGCAGCGCCCGGTTCGGCCGCCGCGCGGGCGGTGGATGCCAGCGCCAGCGCCGCCAGGAGAACGAGCACGGCGACGGCGCCGAGCCGCAGCCACTCGCGCCACGGCGAAAGGCCCTGCTGGAAGAGGCGCCCGGCAAGGCCGGCGAGCAGGAAGCCGACCCCCAGCCACCAGGCGAACACCGGGTCGGTGTCGGCACCGGTCACCGCAAAGCGCAATTCGATCAGGACGAGCAGAAGCAGGCCCGCCGCCTGCATCCAGAAGCTCAAGGAAGTGGCGACGACCTGCCGCCAGTCGGGGACAAGTTTCATGGGAAATCTCCCGGGTTCAGGTTTTGGGAAGAAAAGCGCCGCGATGTTTGCGCGGGCAGAAAATCAGCATCGCCGCCGGATCCGGCGGCGATCGATATCAGGTCACGGGATCAGGCTGGGGCGATATGGTCGAAGCCTACTTGCATGGCATCGACGGCGGCGATCGACCAGGCTCCGGCGGTATTCGGGTCCACCGTAAGCAAGGCCTTGAAGTTGGTGTCAAAGGGCATAAGTTCGACTATCGGGCCGTACCCATATGCACCATTTGACCGAACCATGCCGCTAATACGGTCTTGCCCGAAAGAATTGCGGGCAACCCCGGAAATGGCAACGGCCGCGACGTCATAACCGCTTGCGAATGCACCGTCTGTGTTTTCAGTAACAAAGGTCGCCTTGTTGCCAGATGTCTCAGACGTCATCACCGCGCCGAAGCCGTAACCATCTTCGGTAATGGCAGTGTAGTCGCCCGTCCAGTCCTGATCGGCACCAAGCGCCGTCAGGGACAACTGCTGAACATGGTAGAGGCGGCTGTCGTCATCGGTCGCAAGCATGTTGTATATGCCTGAAGAGCTTGACACGGCGATGCCCCGATGCTCAATCCGCGCAACACCAGAGAACGCGCCACTGTTTGCAGTGTCGCCACTGAATGAAAGCACCGGACTACCTGCAATATAGAAAGTAAACTCCCCGGATGCATTGACGTTCAAGTGGAAGTCGAACCTTGGGAATTGCGCCCCGAACGCATAAGGTGACGAAGTGCCCTCCAAGGCTCCCCCGACATACATTTGGAATGTTTCAGAGGTATTGGAGCGGATCGAAGCAATTTCAGACCCCGCCGCGTCGAGAAAGTAAATTCCGCCAGTCCTCATGTCCGAACTGGAAAAGTATTCTACAAACGTCATCCAGGCGGACGACCTTTCGGCAAATTCCACGAACGCGACAACCGGCGCATTGTAGTCCCGAATGCCTTCATCGACATATGGCCCGGCGTCTGTGTCAGCAAGTGCGCCGCTCACAGTTCCGTTTTCGATTATGTCCGTGAGGTTGAAGCAGAAATCCAAAACAGCCATGTGCCTATCCTTTCCCCTACACTTCCTTGTAGATGGCATAAGCCTTCATTGCGCCCACGATGACTGCGTGTTCGCGGGTCTTGTAGATGCCATATGATTTCATCGCGCCGACTGTGACGGTGTCCGGCGGCGGGGCCTCTGGCTCAAAGGCAATAGCCAGCGAAACCACGGTGCTGTAATTGACAAAGGCGGTCGTGACATTCCACGTCCACCCGTCGCTGTTGAACGAAACAAACGACGCCCGTTCGGCAAGGCTCGTACTGACATTCGCGGACAAATAGCCGTCATTGCTCGCGGCGGAACCCGCGCCCCCGAGACCATCTTGGTGCGCAGTGTGCCGGGTGACAAAGTTGCTTGCGTCGAACCCGCCAAAGCCGATGAAATAGTTCCGGGTTGAAACATTCCGATTGTGCGCAAAAAGCACTGTGTCGGGCTGAAACGGAACTCCTGTAAAGCTGAAATTACCGGTCGAGGTCGGCATGTTCTCGACGCCCAGCCACACCGAAATTCCCTTCGGAGCACCAACAGCGATATAACCGAACTGGTCGGATTCAGCGTAGGAATTGGTTGCCTTGTGGCTGAAGCCCGCGTCAGTGATTCCCGTCACGCTAACCGTATATGTCGGGTTTGGTTCGAGGGACTGCACCGCTGCGTAATTGTAAACGTCCGAATAAGCATCCCCCCCGGCGGGCGACGCCGCACCCACCGACCTTTGCATCAGGTAATTGCCATATTTTGCACAGAAGCCAATGAACTGGTTTGCGGCAGCGCTGTCCGAAACGTCGTCCAACAGGCCGTTGTGGCCGCCGAATATGATGAACCTCGGTTCAAACGGCGTCGCTACTGCCGCGCCCGATGCATCGCCAGTGAAGACGCCGACCTTGACGGGCAAGTCCGCCCCTGCGAAGAAATATGCGGCGACTTGATACCCTGCGGCCGGAGTGACGAGCCAGTTGAGGACTATCCCGTTTTCGACAAATTCCACCAGGGCGGCCTCGGCAAGGGTATTCCCCGCCACGTCAAGCACCATCAGGACAGAGTCCGTCGTTCCGCGCCGGCGTGTTGGTGAAGTTGCCCCGTGCTTAGCGCTGCCAGCACACCAATGATTTGTGCCGTCCGTTGCACCTTGGGAGAGCCGACTTTGAGAGGTGTAAGTGTTGTTTGCGACCGCCGACGTAGCGACTAGATAGACACCATTCGGAATCCTGCCGCCGAGATCCGAAGTCGTGACAGTCTGGTTCCCGCCTCCGGTCGATGCCACGAACGACGTTATGGCGATCGCCATGTCAGGAGCGCCACCACCACCACCACCGCCGCCGCCGCCGCCAAACTGCAGCGGTCCCGGCAGCCCGAGGCCGAGGCGAAGGGCGAGATTGAGTGCCGACATGACTGTCCACTCCTGTTTCGGATGTCGTGAGAAGGGCGTTGAACGGCCGAAGGCCGCAAGGGCAAGCCCGCCGCGCACGTTTGCGCGCCCGGGAACCAGGTCTTGGCTGAAGCGCAGCGGCAACGCCGCGACAGCGTGAAGACAGATCAAAGACTGCTGAGTGTGACGAGTTCGGAATCGGTCATTGGCCCGTAAACCGCGAACTTGCGGAAGAACTCGTTTTCGTTCTGGTAACCCCAATCGGCAATCTCGCCGAGCGTCACGGCGGCAATCCCGGGCGTGATGAACCGGTCCGCCAGGGGGTAGGTCAGGTTCTGATAATGGGCGATGTTTGTGACGATCGCCGACCCGTTGACAGAGACTGCGTTGCGGTAGGAGCCGCCGCCCAGGTCGCGCGACAGGGTGAAGGCGTAGCGGTTCGTCCCCGGCTTGTTCAGCGAGAGCGTGTTGGTGCCGAAATTCAGGTCGCCATAATCGGACGCCCCGGGCTGCGAATTGACCTCGATTGCCTCGGTGTAATCCGGATCGTTGACGCCCATCAGCGGCCCGCCGGCCGCTGCCGTCGCCATCTGCATTTCAAAGAGCAGCGTGATGCCGCCGGCCAGGCCGTCGCCGATGATCGTCCTCAGTGCCGCGGTTGCGGCCGGCCGGTTCGAGTTGGCAAAGGCGACCTTCATTCCGCTGCCGGAGAACCCGCCCGGGTCGGTGCCGGAAAACATGTCCTCCAGCGTCGAGGCGGCACCGTCCAGTTCATAGATGCCTTCGACGAAATCCGCATAGGCGAGCGCGTCGCCGCCGACCGGCATATAACCGCCCTGTTGCAGCAACAGCATGGAAGCAACTGCGCCATACATCAGCCGGCCGTCCCCGTGGTCGTGTCCTCGGCAAACATGCCGAAGAGATCCCAGATGTCGTCGCCCCGGCATTTGGCGGTGATCACTGCCCCTTGCGCGGCCGACTGGAGCAGGTAGCCGTCAATCCCCCGCAGCGTAACGCCCGCCCCGGCGGTGAAGCTGATGGCGTTAGCCGCGCCCTGCCGCCAATGCATTTCCGCGTCCACCAGGAACGGCGCCGCCGAGTTCGGCGGAATGGTCACCGCGCAGCCTGCCGCATGCGTGCAATTGTGGTAATAGCCTGTATTCGCCGTCGTCGGGGTATAGGTCGAGACGGTGATGTCGACGCCGACCGTCGGCCGGAACACCGGACGCGGCAGGGTGAACGGGCCGAAGGTGGCGCCGCTCTGCATATGCACGGTAATCGTGTCGCCGTTCTGGGTGATGTTGTCGATTTCATCGGGTGACGGCGGATCGGATTCCAGCGCGGTCAGGCGCTGAACAAGCTCCCAGAAATTGCCGTCGATTTCGGGCGGTGTGAGGTTCGACCCCTTGCCCGCGCCCCAGGCACCAGTGCCGCGATAGATTATCATGTGATCACTCTTCCGGAAGGTTTACGCGTTTGAGAAGCAGAAAGCCCTTGGTGAATCCGGTTGCGCGGAAGCCGATGCCCCTGAATGTCTGCCCCTTGTATTTGACCGTTATGGCCGTGCCGTCGATCGTGGCGTCGATGTAGTAGTTGATTTCCTTGTGGTGATAGGATCCCCAATCGTAGGCCGTCGAGGCATAGCCACCCCAGAAGAAGTCGCCGTCATAGCGGCCGCTCGTGCCGAGCTTCCAGGATTGCGACGGCCCCCAGTTGAACGGCTTGGAGGGATCGTTCGGGATATACATCCCTTCAAGATCTTCCTCGGGCGTCTGCGTTTCGTCGAAACCGCTTTGGGGGAAAGGACCGAACCCGAGCGCCTGACAGACACCTCCGGCCTCATTGATGGCATAGCCCCCTGTCTGCCCGATCGAGGGCAGGCCGCCGACGATCTCGAATCCCGAGTTTATCGTCGTCCAGTTGTCCTCTTCCTCGACGCTGTTGGTCTTTTTCCAGCCGTAAATCGTGGTGACTTCAGCGCCCCAATCGATCGTCGTTTCGGAGTATCCCGTCGCATATTCCTGATTTGCGTCTCTGCCGATGACCAGGAACCCGTTTTCTGCGTTGTAATCCGCTTCCGGAATGGGAATATATCCCGGCGGTCCCGGCTTCGGATCGGTCGGGACGTTGGAAACCGATCCCCCGTTGACGACGCTGATCTGGATTTCAAAGCAAAGATGCGTCCAGATGTTCCAGCCGACCTCCGTTATCCGCGTGAAGGGATCAAGGCGGACAGGATCTGCCTCACTGCCGGACATCGCCCCTCCCCTAGTTCGCGAACGTCATGCGGACGATGTCGCCGGAATTGGTGCGGAACACGGCCTGTTCCGTGCGCTCGACGATGACATATTGCTGGTCGTCGTCCGGGTTCTCGATGCGCTCTTCCGACGTCTTGCGCGTGCCGGCGATTTCCACCCAGTCCTTGACCGGCTGTTCGGGCTCGTCCTCGCCGCCGGGATAGTCCGGCCAGTTGACGATGTTGATGCGCGGCGCGAACACCTCGCCGCGCAGCACGACGTCAAACCGCGACGGCTTGCCGTGGCGCGCATGCGCCTCGGCGGTGTCGTCTTCCTTCGGCTTGCGGGCAAGCAGGTCGGCGAGAAACCGCTCGCCGTTGCCCGCCCAGGGCACCGACCAGGGATAGGACGGACCGAAAGGTGTGTATTGTGCCATGTGCCGGGATCCTTAAGCCGCTTCCAGGTCGATAGTCTTTGGCAGGGCAAGGTCGCTCACCGTAATGTCATAGACGGTTTCAAACGGACCCTTGGAAATCGGGTGCAGGTAGAGGTCTACCTCGGTGTAGGCCTGATCGAGCGCGTTGCCCGTCTCGTCGACCGTCGCGCCGAAAGCGCCGATCAGGGCGCGCTGCGCGGTTTCCCCGTTGATCACGGTCAGGCTCTGCAGGACCTGTTCCTGCGTAAGCTGTGTGAAGTCCAGCCCGTCGTCGTCGGGCAGGATGTCGGAATAGTCGAACACCGTGACCTCGCCGGAAACGACTTCGGCCGAAGCGCCGGCGTAGCGCTGCCAGCCGGTTTCCGCATAGCCGTCCTCGGCATAGGTCGGCGCGCCGACGGCCTCCGAAATGGCGTTGCCCTTGCCGACGGCGCAGCCGATGACAAAGGACGCGGTCGCCCTGCCGGTGTTGCCGTCAAGCGCAAGCGCATAGGAAATGATCTTTCCGGTCGCCGCGCCGCCAGGCAGGCGGGCGTCCTCGACGCGCAGCGACTTGCGGCAGGAGAAATCGACGCCGTTTGCCAGGCTGGTGACGCCCCGGATCTGGACCGCGCGGGCGCGGGCACGCAGACGCGCCCGGCAGACGGTAACCAGGTATTCGACCGATTGCCGGCCGCGCTCGGTCGAGAAATAGGCCCGGCGCAGCCGTGAGCCGATCGGCAGCGCCTCTTCGGCGTCGACAGGCTCGCCGACGAGGTCGGAGGACAGCGTCAGGTTGAGCGGTTCCATGTCGTCCGGATCCGCGATGAAAGCCTGCGTGTCCGCCGTCAAGGTGAAGCGCAGCACCTCGGTCCGCCGCCGCGTCACGTCATAGGCGACATTGTAGGTCGGGATCATCTTCCAGCACGGCCACTCCGCCGTGTTGGCGCCGAACCAGCCGTTATTGGACGACAGGACCTGCGTGACGTAGTCCGTCGGCACACTGACACCGTCTGCGCGGCGGATCGAACACTCGCCGAAGCTCCAGCCGCCGCCGATGCGCGCCCCTTCCGTCGGCCAGTCCAGCATCAGCCCGTGACCGGTAAAGGAGGAAATCGTGCCCGGCGTCGTGGTGCCGGCCGCCTTGGCTGCGGCGAGCAGCGCCGGTTTCAGATCATAGCTGCCAAGGGCGGCCTGATCCCATCCGACCGTCGCGGTGCAGGTTATCTTGGTGGCGGGAATGTCGCCGAAATTCAGTTCGATCGAATTGCGGATGACGTCGTCGCCGAGGTCGATAAGCCCGTCCTCGCCCTCCAGGATGTCGGACACGGTCACCGCATGGGTGACCCTGTCGATATGCCAGAGCGCCGAGCGGCTTTCCAGGACGGCGTCGGGATCGCCGGCAAGGTCCGGCGTGATCCACACCGGATCCCAATAGGGCGCGACGCGCAGCGCCGCCGCCGCCGTTTCCTTGCGCGCCGCATAATCGGGCGGGCGGGCGTGAAAGGTCAGGCGGACGGTCTGCCGGACGAGCGTTTCCGGCATGCCGACCAGCCGGCCGAAGAACAGCGGCTGCCCGCCGGCCGTGTCGCCGAGGTCGACCGAGAACCAGGCCCATTGCTTGCGCGACGGGTTCAGCAGGCCCTTGTTCGGGTTCCGGATCAACAGCGTCAGCGCGCAGAATCCGCCCTCGTTGTGCGCCAGTTCAAAGGAAAACACGTCCTCGTCTTCCCGCAGGAAGGCACCGGAAAACGTGTCATCCTCCTGATCTACCCATGCGAAATAGAAGGTCGTCATACTTCTTCCAGTTCCATCGACCAGGCAACCTGCCGGCCCCACTCGTCCTCGCGCAGGTTCCAGTCAACGACCATCATCGTCAGTTGCGGCCGGTAATAGGTATAGGCCCCCTCGACGCGCGAGGATCCGGCAACCACCGGCCGCCCCGGCGATCCGGTCGCGGTCGGATAGGCAAGCTCGGCGACGCAATCGACCGTCACCAGCGTTCCCGGCCAGATGCCGCAGACCGCCGGCGACAGGTGATCGGATCCGGTAATCGTCGACGTGTATTTACGCAGTTGCGGTTCGGAGAGGTCTTTCAGGTCTCCGTTGATCGTCCGTTGCAGGTCGCCCGCAGCCGCGATCGGCTGCAGGGTCTGTTCGAGACCGCGCGCCGAATAGGGCGCGATCCCGTTGCCGGTCATCGCGAGTAGGGTTTCGCCCGCCATTTAGGATGTGCTCCAGCTTGGTGCCTTGCCCGCGACGCGCAGCCTTTGCCGGCTGGCATGTTTCGCCAGGCTGTCTGCCGTGTCCTCCGGGGCCAACAGTTCATACCGCTGCCCGTCCAGGACCAGCGTCAGCGGACGCCCGCCGGAGGACGGCGCCGGTCCGCCGCCGGCAAGCGCCGGGATTCGTGAAGGCACCCGCATGCCGGTCGTCAGGCCGGACACGATGCCGGAAAGGTCGACATGACCGCCGCCCGCGAACCCCTTGAAGAAGTCCTTTGGCAACTGCATGTTGTTCAGGGCGTAAAGCAGACCGAGGCCGTACTTGCGCACCGCCCGCGCCCGCAGCACAAATTCGCCGTCCGACAGCCAGGAGAGAATGGAATCGCTGGTGCCGGTGCCGGGGCCGGATACCTTGCCGCCGCCGGCAAAACCGCCGCCGCCGTTTCCGACCGGCCCGCCATTTGCCCGGCCCGATGCGCTGGCACTTGCGGCCTGCGCGCGCGCCGCCGCGGCTTCTGCCCGCCGTGCCAGGCTTTCCAGTTGCGACACCGCCGCCTGAAGCTGCGATGTCAGCGACCGGACAGCGGACAACACGTCCTGAAAATTGGCTTTCACGGCGGAAACCATGCGCTCAAGAATCGCCGCGATCCGCGCTGCGGCGATATCGAATGGAGCGACCAGGGCATCGCCGAGGCTTGCGCCCTGCTCGCTCGCGGCGGCATTCACGGCAGCGAAGGTGTTGACGATCACCGGCGCGATTTCGGCAAGCGCTGCCGCGATCCGGGCGCGGGCGTCCTCGAAGGGCCGCGTCAGTGCCTCGGCAATGCCGCTTGCGGCGGTGCCGCCGCCCGCACCCTGCGCCGCGTCCGCGCCGCCGCCGATGGCAGCCGCGACCGCCGGCTGAACCCGGCCGACCTCCGCGACCAGGCCGTCCACCGCCGTCTTGGCTTCCGCCGGGATGGTGGAAAGCGTTTCGGTCAGTTGCTGCTTGGCACCGTCCAGGCCTTCGGTCAGCACGTCGGCCGGGGTCTGCTGGCCGCGCAGTTCCTCCGGCACCGACACCATTAGCGCGGTGATGTCGTCCTTGACCCTGCCGACCTTCTCGCCGGCCTTCTCGGCGCTCGCCGAAACGTCCTCAAGGCTCGCCTTGCTGTCCTCGGTCGCCTTGGCGACACCGTCCACCAGGTCATAGACCCGCTTGACGCTGTCCCCGCCCTTGCCGGAATGCACCGTGATCGACTGGCCGAGCTTTTCCACGGCCTGCGCCGTTTCGGTGACCTTCTTTCCCGCGTCCTCGCTCGCCCGCGCAAGCGCGCGCTGTTCGTCCGCGTAGTATTTCGCCTGATAGGCGGCGTCCGACATATGCCCTTCCAGAAGGGCGAGTTCGTCGCTGTTCCTGTTGATCTTGGCCGAAAGGTCTTCGAGGGGCTTTGTGATCTCAAGTATCTGGAGAATACCCTTTTGAAGTTCGGGATTATTCAGCCCGATCTTCGTAAGCGCTGCGGCAAAGTCCTCGACACTCGACTTTCCATCAATAAAGTCCTGCACCAGCGGGCCGACACCTTCTTGCCGCCGCAACTCAAAAAGTCGCTGCGACACGTCCTCGAAAGTCGTCTTGAAGGCGTCCCGCAATTTTGTCAGCGATTCACGCGCCTCAAGCGTCAGGCGGTCGCGGACCTCCTGCGTCATCTTGGCGACTTCAAAACCTGCCTTGCGGTAGGCGTCCTCGACATCGCCGACGACGCCCTCGTGCAGGCGCAGCGCGGCCGTCGCGTCGCTGACATAGGTGGCCCAATAGCCGATCCCCGCGCCGATCCCCACGATAACCGCACCCAGGCCGGTTGAAACAAGCGCGGCCTTGAACACGCCTATTTTGGCGGCGAGCGCGATGAACCCGTTGATCGCGAGGCGGACCGGCGTCAGCAGGGCGGAAACGCCGCTTGCCATCAGGCCGAGGCCGATCAGCACCGGGCCGATGGCGGCGGCGACGACTGCAAGTTTCGTCGCGAAGGCGAGCATTTCCGGGCTCGTCGTCGACAGTTCCTTCACGAAATCGGTGAAGCCCTTCACCAGGTCGGTGACGACATCGATCAGGCCGGCTTCGGCGATCCGGATCGACAGGGTTTCCACCGCGCTGCTCAACTGCTCAAGCGCACCGTTCAGGCCCTGCAGGCGGGCGGCGGCCTGTTCCTCGGCATTGCCCTGCGCGATTGCCGAGCGCAGCCGCTCGACGCCGTCGGCGCCCTGCCGCATCAGGCCGATAGCCGTGCGCAGAGCGTCGACCCCGAAAATCGTCTTCAGGACGTCGTTCAGCCGTTCTTCGGAAAGCTGCCCGAGCTTGGTGCGCAGTTCCTCCGCCACCTCGCCCATCGACCGCATGTTTCCGGCCGCGTCGAAGAACTCTAGGCCGTATTCCTCGATCGCCGCCGCCGCCTGTTTGGAGGTCGGCGTCAACCGGGTCAGGAAGGTCTTGAAGCTGGTGCCGGCGTCGGAGCCGGACGAGAACAGATTGGAGGTCGCGGCCAGGACGGCGTTGAAGTCCTCGAACTCGACGCCAAGCCCCCCGGCGACACCGCCCGCCTGCCCGAGAGCGAGCCGGTAGTCGTCAAAGCCGAACTTGGACGCCAGCAGGGTGCCGGTGATCTGGTCGACGGCGGGCTTGAGGTCGCCGACCTGCTTGCTGAAGGATTGCAGCACGTCGGTCGCGACATCGGCCGCGCTTGCCAGTTCGGAGCCGGTCGCCCCGGCAAGCGCCAGCGATGCGTCGGTCGCGCCGCCAAGCACCTGCGCCATGTCGAGGCCGTTCTTGATCAGCACTTCCATGGCCTCGGCAGCCTGCCGGGCGGAAAACGGCGTGTCCTGACCGAGCTTCAGCGCCTGCTCGCGCGCCTCGTTGATTTCGGCCGCGGACGCCCGGCTCGCGGCCCCGACCCGGTTCATGCCGGCCTCGAAGTCGCCCGCCAGTTTCAGCACCGCAGCGCCTGCGCCGGCGATCGGCAGCGTCACGCGGGTCGAGAACGACCGGCCGACATCCTGCAGGTCCTTGCCGATGGTGCGGAACTGCTTGCCGGCCTCCGCCAGGCGCTTCTGCGCCTGATCGAGCGATTTCAGGAACGCCGAGGACGGCCCCTTCAGTTCGTCGGCCGCCTGCTGCAACAGCTTGAAGGCCTTCGCGCCGGCGTCGCCGAGTTCCTCGAACTCGCGCCGGATCTCCTTGCCGCCGTCCAGCGCGATGCGCTGCTTGATCGTCTTGCGTGCCATTTGGGGTTTCCGTAAGGTTCGGCCGGAGGTTGAGAATGAAGAGGTTTCTGCCTGCGGCCTTGGCCTTGGCCGTACTGCTTGCGGCGGCGAAAAGAAGCCGGGCCTGCTGTTCAAGCTCGGGACGCGTCAAAGGTCCTTTTTCGATACCTTTTCCGTGAAAATCCGCTCGATCGCGTTGACCTCGCCGTCGATGACTTCAGTCAGCGAAAGCCGCTTTTTCAGGGTCACGCTATCGACGCCGACGAACAGCGGAACAGCCCGGACGATACCCGACTGCGCCGCCCCCTTGCGGAGCTTGGGCACCGTGACCTTTCCCGTTTCCCCGCGCCGTGCCTGCCGTTCGCTGACAGCCATTTGTGCTGCCAGGATCGGCTTTTTACCGGGCCGGTTGATCAGGGTCAGCGGGCCGACTTCGCGGCGGTACCGGTCAGCCGTCAACGCCTTGCCCTTGAGCTTGCGCGGGGTCGTGGACAGCGGCACGAACATGGTCGGCTTGCCGCGGATCGTGCCGCCGCTTTCGAAAATGTCGGCATAGGGAATCTTGTGATAGATCAGCACCGCCGCGTTCAGCGAGGACTTCCGCTTGGGATAGACTTCCCCGCGGAGTGCGTTCTGCCAGCGAATGGAAAACCCCGCCCCGGCAATATGCGCCCGGCCAGCCGTCTTGATACGGTCGCTGACTTCCTGAATCGTTTCCTGCCCGGCCTCGGCAAGCGGCCGGTACTTTTCCCGCATCGCCGCATCAAAACCCTCGCTGATCTGTGTCAGGGCAATCTTCAATTGACGGGCCATGGCTAGTCCTTCTGCAGTTCCTTCAGTTGCTTGTTGACGTCCTGCGGCTTCGCGCGGGCGCCGTTGAAGGTCATGGAAAGAAGCGCCGCCCGTTCTTTCCGCTTGCGGATGGAGGCGAAATTCAGAAACCCGACGATCTGCCGGGGCGTGTAATCCCAGACATCCGCCGGCGAATGCCCGCAGGAAATCAGCTCTTCGACGGCTTGCGCGATTTCGTAGCCTGCGCCGTATTTGATAGACCGCCGGCGACCTTTGCGAGGGCCGTCAGCTTTTCCATAAAAGGGCCGAGGCCACCCGGCATCGTCACCCTCAAAATCGCCTGAATAAGATCGATCTGCGATTCCGCCGGCAGGCTCGCCGCAACCGCCTCGTGCTCCGGATCGCCAGGGGCGCCGCATCCGGCGGCAATGATGGCCGCGATCGCGTCGGCGCCGATTTCAAACCAGCGCTCTCTGGAAACCTCCATGCCGGTCACGACCTTGCGCAATTCCGGAAACCGCAGGAACAGGGTGACTATACCCTTTGCGGAAACACCTCCGACAGCGACGTCCGTGCCGTTTACCGGCACCGTGTCGGTGACCGGTGCAATATCGAGCAATCCCGCCATGCGGGCCTCCTTTTTGATTATCGGGCTTGAGGAAAGACCGCCGGCCACCCGGAGGCGGCCGGCGCTGATAACGGCGCCTTAACTGACGTCGGTAACGGTGATGGTGCCGAAGTCGGACGTGCCGTCGGTGTATTCGTTCACCAGCACGTCGCCGGTGATTTCCATCTGCCCCCATTCGTCCGTGATCGGGCTGAAGGATCCGGACGGGCCGAACGAAACGAGCGGCGTAAGGATGTCCACGCGCTGGCCGACGTCGTTGGTGCCCTCGAAACGCAGGGCGCCCTTGATTTCGGGGTCCTTGAGCATCCGGACGGTCGTGGTGCCGTCGGTGTTATCGACCGGTTCGGAATCAAGCATCGGCATGGCGATGTTTGCCGCGGTGAACTCTTCCAGGACAATCCGCACGGTCATGGCCTTTTCCAGAACGACCGTGCGGTCGGTCGAACTGACGCCCGTGCGCGAGGACTTGTGCTCAAGCTTCTCGGTCGACGGGGTGTATTCGATTTCGGGAACGTTGCCGACGTCCCGCTCGACGCCACCTTCGGGCGTCCAGTAGATCTTGCCTTTACCGATGTAGTAGTTCAGCGGGTTCGGGGATGCAGGCATGAAGAGGCTCCTTCAGAACGCGGCCAGACTCGTCTGGACGCGGTTGCGGGAATGGAGCGGAAGCCGCTCCGTGAGGCCTTGCCCAAGGGCCGGTGAGGGCAGGAAGGCCGAAGCCTTCCAAAGGGGTCGGGATCAGATCGCGCCGGGGCGCATCAGGTAGGGAAAGGAAAAGGCCAGGCCCGCCTCGCCGAGCAGGCTGCGCGCACGCGACAGGCTGGTCGCGGCGCCCTCATAGCGGGCGCCGTGGCCGTTCAGGGTAAGGCCCGTCAGCGTCGCATCGGTCGCAATGGCGTTGATGACAAGCGCCCGGAGTTCGTTGAGTGCTGTTCCGACGAGGTCGGATTCCTTCGGCAGGAGAATGAAGACTTCAGGCGTCATCACCACGACGCGCGGCGCGGTCGGTCCGCGCGACGGTCTGTCGGTGTCCTCGGCGGATTCGTCGCCGTCGAGGACCACAAAGGCGGGCATGGCCGTTTCGGCGATGCCGATGAAATTCCGTGCAACCGACTTGAAAGCCGGGATCGTGCCGCCGATTTCGACCAGGCGGGCAAGGATCTGTTCGCGCGGGTCAGACATTGGTTTCCTCCAGTGTCAGCAGGATTTCACCGTTCGCCTCGCCGCTCGGGACCGGCTTCGGAACATGATTGACAATCTTCCAGGTACCGCCGTTGAAGGTAATCGAGGCCCTGTCGAGGTCGGCGCGTGCGAAGCCCTGCCCCGTCAGTTCCGAAAGCTGGAAAACGGCACCGGGCACGACCGTTCCGACGTCGACCCCGTCGCCGGTCTCGATGCCGTCCGTCATGTCGATGACGGTCAGGGTCAACTGCGTTCCGGCGGTATCCTGAAGCGTCAACACGGCCTCGACGCCGTAAACCAGATAGATCGGCGCAAAGAGCACCGCACCGTAATCAAGCGGCATCTGTGTTTTCCCCGCCCCGCTGGTCCCGGATCGCCTGCATCGCCTCGGCCGCGAAGCCTCTGCGCATTTCGTCAAGCGTGAACTGTTGCGCCATCAAAGAGGCCCACCACTTGGCCCGCGAGGGCATCAGCGGCGTTTCGATATCCTCCAGGCGGGTCGAACAGACCGGCGCCGCCGGATTGCTCGGCTCGACGATCGCCGGGACTCCGGCAATCACGGCATCAACCGCGACCTTGCTGGAATGCGTCACCACCACCGAGCACTCGGCAAGATCCTCCGCCAGCGGCCGCAGGCTCGCCTTGTCGCGAATGATCACCCGCCGGTCGGTGTGGCGCCCGATCGTCTTGCGGATCCGCTCGTTCCAGGATTCCATGTCGAGGCCGAGCATGCGGCCATAGTCCCGGCCGGGCAGCGCCAGCAGCACCGGCCCGTCATGGTTCCGCCGCCAGGGCGCCATGCGGATCCGCAGCCGGTCCCGGGGTGCGTCGTCGAGCAGCACCGGCGCGATGCCGCAAAAGGTGAGAGCGTAATAGCCTTCGGGACCGCCGCGCGCCGGCAGGTGATAGCCGTTATCGACGAACCACCACGGCCGGCCCTGCGCATGCGCCTTCGGCACGATCCGTTCGGACAGCCACTTGTGCCCCCAGACGGCGAAAGGACCGTCATCCGGCGGCGGACCGACGCAGACCCTGCCGCCGCATCCCGCCGCCAGGGCCTCCATGATGCGCAGCGTCTTCTTGCGCCGCTCGGGTGTTACACAGCACCACATGGTTTTACCAGATCATGACGTGATCACCGCCGATAACGACGGCTTCACGCATGCCCCAGGACTTCAGCAGGTTGACCGCATCCCAGCGGCCGCGGCCGTAGCGCTCGGCATTGTCCGCCTTTTGCTCGACCACCATGACCGGCCGGTCGCGGCGGATCGTCTCTTCGCCGCCGGCGATCACCTCAAGCTCAAAGCCCTCGACGTCGATTTTCAGGAAATCGAGCGGCGGCAAGGTCAGATCGTCCAGCCGCAGGGCCTGACATTCCTCGCCGTCCTCGCGCACATGCGCATGTCCGGTGTTGTCCTCGGGCATGTGCAGACAGAGTTCCCCGGGGACACTGCCGAGCGCATAAGGGTGCAGCGTCACGTTTGCCGCCTCGACGTTGCGGGCGAAACACGCGCGGTGCGCGGCCAGCGGCTCGAAGGCGGACACTTTTTCAAAGTCCATCGCCATCACCCGCGACCAGAGGCCCACATGCCCCCCGACATCGACGGCGTGTTCGCGCTTCTCGACCCGCGACAGTGCGGCCTGATACTTGCGATACTGGTAAGTCGCCTTGCCGCCGATGACCGGACCGTGCCGAAGCTGGTCCTTGAAATGCTGATCGCCGGCCGGCAGCCAGATGCCGCCGATTTCCTTCATTGCGGTCATTTCCAGTAGTCCTCCTGCCGCCGGACCCGCAGGTCGCTCCGGCGCGAGCGGCCGCCGCGCTTGCGGTCGCCCTTCAGATGATCGAACCAGGCACCAAGCGGCCCGTTGACCAGCGGGTGATGCGTGTCCCATCCCGCCCCGGAGAGAGATTTCCACTTGACGTCGCAAGTCATGACGACGTGCTGCAGCACATAGCTGTCGTGGTATTCCGACAGGCCGTAGAGGTGCCCGTCGCGGTACATCGCTTCGAAACAGCCGATCAGGCTTTCATGGTCCTTGTGCCGGCAGTTGAGGATGTAGAACCCGCATTCAGGATATTGCGGAAAGCGGCGGTCGAGCCAGGCCACCCACTCGTCGGCGCCGGGCGCCAGCGCCTGCAGGTCGGCGAGCGTCAGCGGCGCATGGGTGACGATGTCGCCATCGAGCCAGATCAGGTAATCCGGATCAAGGCTCTGCGCCGCATGACAGAGTGCCGCGACCTTGTGCGAGAAGCGAACCCCGTCATAACGGAAATTCCGGAACGTCCGGTGTGCGTGCCGGGTCTTGAACTCGGTCAGCCAGGGCGACACCGCCGCAAGTTCCAGCACCTCGACCCGCCGGCCGATCGGCGCAAGGTCGGCCGCATCCCAGCCCTCGCAGTAGAGCCGCAGGTCGACGTCGGCCGGCCAGAAGGCGTCGAAGGTCCGCGCCAGTGTCTGGCCGTAGAGCGCCAGCCCATCGGCGTTGAAGGTCGAAACGGCGGCAAAGCGCGTCATGCCGCCCACCGGCGCAGTTCCGCCCGCCATTCGTCGGCATAGGCGCTGTTTTCATATCCCGGCATCGAGGGGATGCCATCGGTGAAGTGGACAATGTCCGGCGTGATCTCTTCCGGGGAATGGCCCGCAAGCCAGTTCCACGACTGGTCGAGATCGCCGATCAGGTCGTCCGATAGCCAGCAGAAGCGGTGCAGGTCGCGGCCCGGAAGACTGTTGACCAGGTCCACCGTCAAGGCCCGGTTTGCGGGATGGCCGCAATTCAGCAGCATCACGCTTGACCAGTTCTTGCGCGCGTATTGCGTTTGCACCTGCCCGTCCATCTTGACCGTGTTTTGCGGCCGGTGATCGTGCTTGACCACCTGCACGGCCTTGGTCGGGTCTGCGACATCGAACAGCCGGGCAAGGTTCGAGCGCACCAGAACGTCGCAATCCATGAAGAGCGCCCAGCCCTCGTATCCTTCGAGGTGCGGCACCAGGAACCGCGAGTTTGAAAATTCGGTCGAAACCGTCGTTCCGGAAAGTTCGTCGAACATCTTGCCGTCTTGCATGCGCGTCGGGCGGCTGTAGAGGCCGCGCGCCTGCAGGTCGGCAAGCACCAGGCCGCGCACCGGGATCGGCAGGGTAAGGTGACGGCGGATCGAGGCGCAGGCGACGGCAAACCCGTCGACCTCGCGCGGGTCGAAACCGACATGAATGGAGGTTTTCATAAGCAGTCCTGAAAGGGTTTGCGCGGCCAAACGGAAATGGCGCTGTCAGGATTCGCGTTGACGATTTCGACCCCGAGCCGTTCCGCGCTCGGTGCGATGGCGGCATATTCCCGCGCCTGATCGTCGAAGCAGGTTTCAACCAGCGGATAGGGCCATTTGACCCCGTGGCAGTGCCGCGTTCCGTCTGGTGCGATCTTGCCGTCGACGCCGAGCAGAACGATGCGCGCCGCGCCGAAATGAACCGCCAGGTTGATCGCACCCGTCGTCGACGTGCGCTCCAGCGCGACCGCGTGCCGTTCCTCGGCAAGGGCCACCGGATTGCGCTTGAGCATCATCCTGATGCGCGCGCGGCTGGCCTTGTCGGCGATCGATGTTGCGGTCGATACGATCAGCCCCTCGAAGGTGCGGGGCTTCAGTTTCGGGTCGCGCCACCAGCGCGAGTCCGCGAAAAAGAGAACGTCCGCCGTCGGCCAGGTCAGATGCGAGGACTTGACGGCGATGACCCGCCGCCCCTTGAGGGGCGACAGATCCAGTTGCTTGACGGAAGGCCCCGAGGCAAGGATGAACACCGTTTCACCCGGCCAGCACCGGGGCGCCGTCCAAAGATGCAGCATCAGGAAAGCCCGTCAGGCCGCCGCCACGACGGCGACCTTGTCGCCGTCGCGCAGGCCGTAGCAATACGGCAGGCCCGCCTTCAGTTTCCGTGTCACGCCGGTCCCGTCCGTGGCGAGGTTCGGGTCAGGCTCCGGACCGATTGCCACCCAGCAATCGGCATCGGCCAGAAGTTCGACAGCCTGCTCGCCGGCGGCGACCAGGGTGCCGGTGTCCGGCATGGTGACGACTTCGGTGCGGCAATCGGAACCGCGCGCCAGCGGGGCATCAAAGCCCTCGCTGGAGTCGATCTTGGAGAAGGTGATGACGAGTTCCGCCATGGATCAGTCCCCCTTCGGCTTGGGCCAGCCTTAGCTGGCCGTACCGCTCTGCAGCGCGTCGGGTTTGGTGCAAAGGCAGATGGCGTTCATCTGCATTTCCAGCATGCGGGCCTTGCCGTTCGGGGTCGGATACTGCTTGGCGTAACGCGGCAGCCCGGTCGTGTTGACCGTTTCCTCGTAATCCGCCGGAGCGAACCGGGTGATGAAGAGTTCCGGCACGCCTTCGACCACAAAGCGGACCTCGTTGGAGGCAATGAACTGGTTGCCGCCGTTCGCCGCCTTTGCCTTCGGCTTGACGCGCATGCGCTTCCAGGAAATGCCGCCATACTCGAACGGCAGGCGCGGGTCGCCGCGACGCTGCACCGCATCCTGCCAGCCGTTGTAGGTTTCGGCGACCTTGGCATGCGACCACAGCGACTGCATGAAGCCCTCGCCGGCAAGACCCCAGACGCGCGTCGGCATGCCGCGTCCTTCAAGGGCGTCCTCGATCGCGTCCAGCACCTGCTGGCACTTGCCCTGCACGTCGGTCGAACTGGAGTTCAGGGCGAAGTTGACCGCCGCCGGCTGGGCGATGCCGAACCGGTCAAACGTGTTCAGGATGGTATTCCCGGCCTTGTTCAGCACCAGGCCCTTGATTGCGCCAAGCCGCAGATGTTCAAGGGTGAAGTCGAAGGAACGGGCGTGCCGCGCCATCTTCTTTTCCACCCGGCTCATGACGGTTTCAAGCTGGTTTTCAGAGCCGAGTTCGCGCTTGCCCTGCACCTCGATCGCCTTGACGGAATCGTCGCGCTGGAAGTGCGGAACGCGAATGTCGAGAATGTCGCGGCTTTCGCCGGTCACCGTTTCGCCAACACCGCCGTAAGGGCTTTCGGCAACGAGCGACAGACCCTCGTTTTCCTTTTCGATCGACACGATATGCGTGTCGACGCCCTCTTCCTCGAACACGCCGAGGTCGCCGATCATGGTCGGGACTTCCGGAATGTCGTTGAAGGTCGCCGTCAGCCGCTGAAGGCTGAAGGCGTCGTCGTCAAAGATGTTCAACATGTGATGATTTCCCTATGGAAAGGCCGCGCCTGACGGCGGGACAGTTGCCGCTGCCCAGGCGGCAGGAAGGGCCGAGCCGGCGCGCGGTGCGCGTCAGCGAACCTTGATGCCGAGCGCCAGGAGGCTCGCGATCGCCGCCGCCTTCTCGCCGCCGGCGGTGGATTCGTCCGGATAGATCAGATAACCGTCCTTGACCTCCGCATGCGCGTCGAGGATCACGCACGGGGTGTGGCCGTCGGTGGCATCGGTCGCCCGGCAGAGGATGCCGGCAAGCGGCGTTTCGAGTTCGTCGCCGGCAGTGTTCAGGACACCGTCGCAGGCGATCAGCTTGCCGGTGCCGTCGTCCTGCAGAAGCTGGCCGGACTTGAGGTTTTCACCGCTTTTCAGCGTCGCATTGGAACGGGACCGGCTGCCGCTTGCTTCGGAGAGGATAAATTCCTCGTCACGGGCACCCATGGTAAGCGTCGTCATGACTGTTTCCTTTCAGGATCAGCACTGTTTTGGGGAGTGGTCCGCCTTGCCCTTGAGGCGGTCAGGCGGTGAGACGGGCAGCGCGCGCCTTGCTGCGCGCAGCGTAGATCTGGGATGCGCTCGGAATCGGTGCGCCTTCGGCCTTCTTGCCGGAATTGCCGGCGTGCGTGACCGCGCTGTCGGACTCGGTCGCCCGTTCGCGCTGCAGCGTGTCGAATGCCTCCTTGAAGGTCTGTTTACCGTCGATGAAACCCTGTGCGCGGTCATCGCACTTGAAGGTCTTGCAGACGGCGAGAATGTCCTTGATGCGTTCGCGTTCGGCGGCACTGGCCGCCTCGGTATCCAGCGCGGCCGGTGCCGGTGCCGGCTTGGTTTCCGGTTCCGTCTCTGCCGGCAGGGCGGCGGCCAGGGCGGCGATTTCCTCGTCGTTCTTGCGAACCTCGGCCTTGATTTCCTCAAGGCGCTTGTCCTGCGCTACGGTCAGTTCCGTCTCCGGATCGCTTACGCCGGCCAGGATCTTGTCGGCCTCATTCTTGAGAGCCGTCTGCGCTGCCAGAAGGGCAACAAGCTTGTGAGCCATTTAGGCCTCCTATGAAGTCACCGGGGAAAGGGAATGGACCGCAGCCCCGCGCGCCCGGCGCGGCGGGTGGCCCGGAACGGATTTCGAAAAACTCAGAGAACTTGCCGGCGCTGGACCGAGGCCCGCGAACTGGTCCGCGCGCCGCCGCCAATGAGGCGGGTTATCGTCTCGTCGAGTGTCGCGACACGGTCGGCCATGCCGAGGCGGACCGCCTCTTTCGCCGGATAGGTCCGGCCGCCGCCGAAATGTGCGTCCGTCTTTTCCGGATCCGCGCGCACGACGCTTTCCTTGACCCGCCGCCCCTTGGCGACGTCGGCGACGAACATGTCATAGTAGTATCGGACGTTCGCCTGCAGCGCCTTGCGCGCCTCGTCGCCGAGCGGTTCGAATGGATTGCCCTCGGTCTTGCGGGCGGCTTCCGAAATGAACTGCATGCGGATCCCGGCGGCGGCCAGCGCCTCGGAAATGTCCTGATGGAGCACATAGACGCCGATCGATCCGACCTCGCCGGACGGCGTCACGACGATTTCGTCGCAGGCCGTGGCAATCCAGTAGGCAGCGGACGCGGCCAGGGTGTTGGCAACCGCGATGATCGGCCGGTCGGCGCGGTGCGCCTTGCGGATCATCGCGACGGTTTCCGGCACCAGGTCCACCCGCCCGCCCGGGCTGTCGATGTTCAAAATGATGCCGGTCAGCGACGGGTCGGCCGCCGTGCGCTGGAACGCATTCTGAAACGGCACCATCAGGGCCGATTGCTGCGAAACGTCTTCCACGGCTTCCACGCGCGGCATGATCGTGCCGAAGAGATTCAGCACCGCGACCGTGCCCTTTGTCGTGCGCACTTCCTCGCGCATCGCCGCGCCGTTCTTGCGGAACGGTTCGGCGCGCGGGCCGTGCGCTGCGCGAAGCTCCAGCAGCGCGACGATCTGCTCTGCCTTGCGCGGGTCGATGAACCAGGGATCGGCCGCGAAGGCGGCCAGCACGCGGCGGATTTCATGCGCCATCGGTCTTGTCTCCGTTTTCCTCGTCGGCCTTGAGCGCCGCGACCATGGCATCCGCGAACTGACTTTCGGAGAACTTCAGGCCGAGTTCTTCCTCGCGCTTCTTGTCGTTCGCGATGCGGGTGTCCGTTTCTTCCGGGTCGTACCCTTCCGCCTCGATGACGTCGGAGCGCGACTTGAACCCGGCCTGAACCGCCAGCAGTTCGGCCATGCGGTCCTTGAGCGGATCGATCCACTCCCATTTCGGTGTCTGCCACTTGACCCGCAGGTATTCGCGGGGCGCGGCGAAGAACTCCGACGGCCGCACGCTCAGCGCGCCTGCGAGGACCGCGTCGGCAAACCAGCGGCGCCAGACCGGCCGGCAGAACTGAAACACCATGACGTTGTGTTGCTTGGCTTCGATCCTGCGGCGGAACTCGATCAGCCCCCCGCGCAAGGTTCCGTAACTTGTCTTCTGGAGATCGCCCGTCATGGACGCATACGGCACCCCGAAACCGGCCGCCATGCGCAACAGGTACCGGTACTGGAACGCCTCGAAGTTGCCGCCGACATCGGCGGGCGCCGCGAAATCGACGCTCCAGCCCGGATTGAGGTCCAGGAACATGCCGGGTTCCATGCCGATATCGGCATGCAGTTCGCCCGCTTCCTGCGCCTTCTTGACGGATTCGTGAAAGGGATGATCGGCCGGCTCGTCGCCGTTCTGCGTGCGGACAAAGCCGCAAAAGAGGGCCGCTATGCGCTTGCGTTCAAGTTCGGCGTCTTCATAGGAATCGAGAACCGCTGCCGTGACGATCGCGGACAGCGTGTGCGGAATGCCCCGGATCTGCCCGGCAAACCCGGTCGGGTCGAAAATGTGCAGGACCTCTTCCGCCGGCACGCGCACATTCAGGCCGACATAGTCCCGGCGGTAATTGACGTGATCGGCGCCCGGATGACGGCGGAGGAACCAATAGGCGACGCGCTTGCCGAAGGCGTTGAACTCGACGCCCATCTTCACATAGTTGCCGTTCGGCAGGCTGCGGTTGTCGTCCAGCGGCAGCATTTCGGACGGCAGCAACTGAACCTGCAGCGGCACGCTCAGGCCGTCTTCCGGGCGCCGCGCGCGGAAGCGGGCAAAACACTCGCCGGTGTCGAACATTTCGCCGGCAATCGTTGCCTGTTGACCGTAGAGGTCCGTCAGGCCGTCGGCGTCCGCCTCGTCGGTCCACTCAAGCCAGGCCTTTTGCAGTTCTTCCTTGACCGACTTGTCGGCAAACAGGGACGACGGCTTGATGCCGGACCCGGTCAGCGCCGACACATAGACCTGCTTCGCCTGCGCCGCGTAGGGATTGTTCTGCGACAGGTACCGCGAGCGCGCGACGACGGTGCGGCCGTAACTGCGAATTTGCCGGTTGATTTCCTGCGTCGAGGTCGTGAAGCCCTTCAGGCGCCGGCCCGATTGCCCGGCATCAAACGCCTGCGGCTTCGGCTTCTGCGGAACACCGCCCAGGGACGTTGACGCCGTCCAGGCCTTGCGGCCGGCCTTGACCCGGAAACGCGGTTTTGCAGTCGCCATGGATCAGAGCCCCTTTCCGGACTGAAACGCGAAATGCGTCCGGACCCTCGTCTCGCCGTTAAGGGTGGCGATTTCCTTTTTCAGGTCCTGAATGATCACGTCCATATCCTTCAGCGACCGAAACGTCGTCGCCTTGCCGTCATGCTCGACCTTCAGGACGCCGGCGCGCTTCGCCTTCTTGAGGGCTGTCAGTTGCGCTTCGAGCGATTCAACAGTTTCCGGCATAGTCCGACCTCACCCCATCCAACCGCTGCGACGGCCCCGCGGACGCGGTGTGGATCGAGGTTCGACCCTTGCCGGCGGCTCCGCGTTGTCCGACGTTTCTGATTCCGGTTCCTCGTTGGAAATCGCGGCCTCGATCGGCACCGCGTAATCGTTGCTGTCCATCGGCAGTGCCCAGGACGGCGTGCGCTTTTCCCAGAAGCTTTCCGCCTTCAGGACGATCGCCAGCGATTTGCCGTAGACCGCCAGGTCAAGCGCTTCGTTCCGCAGGCCACTCTTGCGGAGACGCCACCCGTCATCGGTCCGCACTTCGGCGGCGAACTCGTCGAAGATGTTGTCCGGCAGGGTTTCCGGCAGATGGTACTTGCCCGGTCCCGGCTCCTTGCGCGTGAGCGACATGATCACCTCGTCCTTGAGGGGATCCGTGCCGGTCTGAACGATCATCAGGTCGGTCTTGCGCCGGCGCTTGGAGCCTTGCACCTTCTCCGGGCTCTTGTAGACCGCGCGCTCGACGTCGGGGCCGCCCCGGCCGCGCTGGATGTAGCAGCGGTCCTTGTTGCCGTGCTTCCGGTTGCTGCGCCACCAGTGATACGCATGATCCGTCGTTCCCTTGGCGCCGTGCAGGTCGACGATGATGGCGCGCGGCAGAAGCGCAAAACCCGTTCCCGCCACGGGATAGGACTTTGTCAGCAGCGCGGTCAGAACCTTCCAGTCCTCATAGTAACGCGCCGTGTCGATCGCCCGCTCGCCGGCGCCCGGCGCGTCTTCCGGTGGCTCGTGGATGTCGAAACGGTCGATCAGCCAGCGCTCCAGGCCGACGCCCCAGGCATCGACCTGCACGACAAAGCGGTTCGGCTGGACGTCCGCCTGCACCGTGATGAACCGCGTTGCACCCGGCGCAATCTTCATCGGATAGGGTTCGGCCAGCGCCTTCAGCGTTTCGGCCGACAGCGCCTCGCCAAGTTCCCGCACCCGCGGGCGATAGGGGCGGCCTTGGTCCTGAAAGACCGTTGTCTTCAGGTCCTTGTCGCTGTTGGTCTTGGCGAGCGTCTGCAGCGCCTGTTCATTGACCCGCACAAGCTCGGCCCAGGTCTGCAGGGCGGCCGCCGGTCCCTCCATGGCGTAGGAAACGACGTCTGTGTCGCGCACGTCCTCGTCGTCGATCGGGACGACGCTTTGCCCGTCGCCGGTCTCGTGCAGCCAGAACCCGTCCCGGTTCAGGTCGTGCTTGCGGTCCGGACCGATGCAGCAGCCGTTCGGGCAGACCATTTCGACCGTGCGGGCGCTTTCGCCGGGCGTTGCCTTGCGCTCGTAATGCAGCCGCTCGAACAACGGCCGGAAAGGGTCGTGGCAGTGCGGGCAGGTCCAGTACCACCCGCCGCGCGTGCCGGTGTTGTAGATCGGCACGATACCGCCGTCGCAAGGCGGCATTTCGTGCAGGGTGCCCGGTTCGAAGTCGTCGACGGTCACCACGAATCCGGGCGACGATTCGGCGATGACCATGCCCTGACTGCCGGCGTGCTGGACGCGCTTCAGCGCCAGGAGAAACGGCGCCCCCTCGCCGTCGACGTCTTCCGTCATGCGGTCCAGGTCGGTCAGGATGACGTCGAAATACTCGTTCTGCGAAAAGTAGCCGATGACCGGCCAGCGGATTTGCAGGTTCATGTCACCCGCAAAAAGCTTTTCGTGGATGTTGTCCGCGCCGCGTCCGGACATCTGCTTGCCGCCCAGGCCCGGGTTGTCCCGCAGCATCGGCGCCAGTTTGCGCTCGGAAAACTGCTTGGCCGTGTCCTTGGTCGAGCAGACGACCAGCATGTCGCGCGGGTTGCAGTCGATGCGGTGCCCGATCGTGTTCAGCACCAGGCTTTCCGACTTCACCGTGCGCGCCGGGCCGCAGAAGGCGCAGGCCCGGTATCGCCGCGACGTCGCCATCCGCGACGGCTCGGTCATGTAGGGCGCGAAATCGTTGCGCCACCTCTGCAGCCCCGACGCCGTCGAAACCTTGCGGTTTTCCTCCGCCCAGCTTGCGACGTCGATGCGGCGGTTCGGGTTCAGGACCCGCAGCGCCGGCTGGATGGCGTCCCGCCACGGATCCGCGAATTGCGGGGTCGGCAAGTCCGGAAGAAACCGCCTCCAGGCCTGCGCGTCATGCATCGAAGAGGTCCCGCTTTTCCTCGACGGCTTCCTTTACGGGACGGTTCTGCCAGTACCGTTCGATCGCGTCGCGGCACTTCACGACCAGCGTATCGCAGATGTCGACAAGGTCCTGAACCGACTTCGGGTCAAGGGCGTTCTTGCGCTCGATGACGTCCGGCGCCGCGTTCATTTCGTCGCGGATAATCCCGAACGTGATTGCAAAGGCGTCTTGGACCTCCGCCCGCTCCAGCAGTTCGTTGCGCTGTTTCTGAAAGCGCTCGTGCTCGATCTGGACGGAATAGATTTCCTTGCGCGACTTCGGGTCGAGCGCTTCGATGGAATCGCCGGAGGATCCGCCGACCAGGTGCAGGCGCATCTTGGCGGCCATTTCGTTCGCGAAGTCGACCCGCTGGTCCTCTTCCGCCTTGTAGGCCTGCCGCCAGGCCCAGCAGGCGGAAAGCTGAAGCTGGTAGGCACTGCCCTGCCCGCCGACGACGAGCGCCGGCATCCCCTTGTTGAGCCAACTGGTGATCGAGTTCAGCGTCGTGTTGAGCGCGTAGGCCAGTTGCTCGCGCGTCATCACGCAATCCTGCATGCCTTCGGGCAGGGGATAGCGCTTGCAAAGCTGCTCGATATCGCTGTCGGTGAGCTCTTTCATGACAATAACAACAACAATGAAAAAACCACCCCGCCCGGGCGACCAAAAACCCGCACGCCAAGCGCTGCCGCCCGACCCGCTTTAGATTTTTCCGCTGGAAGGACCCGCGTGTTTCACGCGCTGGCCGTGAAACAGGTCGAGGCGATGGGGCCGACGGGTCGATGTGCGAAAGGCCCGCATCGCTGCGGGCCTTCAGGGTTTTCCGTTCACCGGGGTCGGTCGCTATGCGTTTGCCATAGGAACCCTTCGCGCCGACACTGCACCCGACAGAGGGGCGGCTTACGTGTGGCCGGGTTCCTGCCCCGGTCGCCTATTAGCGTCTGGTCGTTGCCAGCATCAGGCCCGGGGGATTCAGAGAGTCGTCCTGCCGAATCTGCTACGCCGAAAGCTTGACCTCGTCAACCTCCAGTTCCACCGGAGTCTGGCGGCCGAAGATGTCGACGCCGCCGCGGATCTTGCCGCGCCGCTCGTCATACTGTTCGACCGTCAGCTTGAAGCCGCAGAACACGCCGGCGACGATCTTGACGCGGTCACCGATCTTGAATAGGTCGCCGTCGCTGACCTTCCTGCCGCTCAGCATACGCCGCATGAGCGGGCAAAGGTCGTCGATCGGGAAGAGCACCGGCGCCTCGTTTTCGTCTGCCTTTACAATACCTTCGACGCCGTCGCAGTCGGTCACCATGGCGAAGGACTGGCACTGCAGAGGGTCAAGCCCGGCGAAGATGTAACGCGGAAAGACCGGTTTGCGGACGGTGAACTTGCGCTTTGACTTCGGGTGCCGCCGCTCGATTTCCTGTTCGGGCAGCCAGGCCATGACGCCCTTTTCCATCAGCCCGCGAAAGGCCCGCCGTTCGCACTGCGGGTCGCAATAGACGATGATCCATTTCAGTGGATAACGACGAACGAAGGATACAAGCAACTCAAGCTCCGATGTCAGTTTTTCCGAGTGTTCGTCTTTCCTCTTCATTCCGCCGCATCCTTCCGGTCAATGGTCGCGTGCTCAGTCTCGAAGCGGGCAAGCGCCGCCCGTGCAGCCTCTAGCGGGCTGTTGTAGGTCGCAGGATCCTCGGGCGCGGCCGGCAGGCCTACCCACTCGGGGCAGTCGGGCGCGAACCAGGGCCAGCCGCGTTCCGCGTGCAGGTCCTTCCAGGCGTGCCACAGGTCCGACCCCTTGCGGATCATTTCGAAGAGGTTGCCGAACGGCTCAAGCTCGGGCGGCACGGTGACGCCCCTGCCCCGCCGGGCATGGTCCTGCATGTCGTTGACCCTCGGCCATCCGGTGTTTGCCCGCTTGTCGCGCAGCAGGCGTTCGCGGGTGTAGAGGCCGCGCCCGATCAGTTCCTCTTCCGTCACGGTGACAACAGGCGGCTTTCCATAGGGCGGGCGCATCAGGTCGGCGAAGCGCACGGCCGACCAGAGTTTGCCGAACGGGGCCGCCACCTCCAGCGCACCGCCCTTGGAGACGAGCGCCGGCGGCAGCCGCGTCCACAGCCGGTCGTGCAGGTAGACGCCGAAGGCACAGAAGGCCTTGCGGCCGGTGCCCCTCACATGCCGGACATAGGCCTGCAACAGATCGGCGGCCGCGGTGCGGTCTTCCTCGCTCAGGGCGAACCATTCGGCCTCCGCCCGGTCGGCGCTGTCGCTGGCATAGGTCGGCCATTCGGCGTGTGCCTTCCTGAACCGGCGTTTCCAGGTATCGCGGCTGGCGGTTGAACAATCCTCTTCCGGCCCGTCCGCGCCCGCGCTCTCTCTCTTCGTTAAGGAGGGGTCGTTAAGAGGGGTCGTTATACTAGGTGCCGGTTCTGGACCGGCAGGGGGTGCCGGTTCTGGACCGGCAGGGGGTGCCGGTTCTGGACCGGCAGGGGGTGCCGGTTCTGGACCGGCAGGGGGTGCCGATATACCGGCAGGGGTGCCGATATACCGGCAGGGGTCGCCGGCGCCGTTTTCCTCCATTGTTTCCTCTGCCTGAACAGCGGAAAGATTGGCGATGACGGGATCCAGAACGACCCGGTAAAGGTGCGCGCTGTCCCGGCCGGAATCCGTCTCGACGAGGTGCCGCTCCAGATAGCCGCGTTTCACCAGGCGCTCGACGGCGGAGAACACCGTCGACCGGGCACAGCCCATTTCGGCCGCCATCTTCACCTGACTGCGGCGGCACCAGCCGCCCTTGTCCGTGTGCCGCCCGAGAACGCAGAGCAGTTGCAGGTCGCGCGGCTTGATTTCGGGGTCAGTGGCGGCCGCTGCCGGTATGACAGATAGCCTTGGCTCGCTCATTCAGCAGCCTCCTTTTTCGCTGCCGGCAACGCGGACACATAGGCCGGGTGTTTGGGGGGAAGGTCGAAGGGAAAGACGACGGTCATGCGGCCGCCGACATTGCTGACATGCACCAGGTCGCGCCGGTGCAGGTCGATCAATACGAACCACAGGTCGACCGGTCCGAGGCCCGCCTTGCGGGCAAGCTCGCCGGTGTCGATCTGGAACGGTCCGTCGATATGCGCCCCGGCAAGCGCCATCAGCACGGTGCGGCGCCTGCTCGGGTCGGGAACGCCGCGCGCGGCCAGGCGCTCCAGAACGTGGTTTTCGGCCCTGTCGCTCATGTGCAGCACTCCCCCTCTTCCTTCTGGCAAAGCGCACCCTCGGCCGACAGCATCCAGTCGCCCTGCCGCTCGATGAACTCGCGCAGGTCGCGCCGGCTGTAGCGCTTGGAAAACGTGTGGCCGGTGAAGTCCTCAAGGCGTTCCCACCAGCCCGCCAGGGCCGGGAAATCGCGCGAGAACGCGGCAATGTACTGTTCGGACTTCAGGAAACAGCCGTCGCAGTTTCCGCCGATGGTGACGCCGTTGACGACCGGCAGGGCAAGGTCGAAGGGCTGCGCGCGCCAGAAGGCGGCGACATCGTCCTGCGTCACTCCTGCCAGCCGCAGCGGCAGTGCCGCGGTCGCGCGGTTGTCGGGAAAGGCGTCCCGGTGCGGTTCGTCCGCGCGGAAACCGACAAAATTGGTCCAGCGCCGCCAGCCCTTGGCAACCAGGTAACGCTTTGCGGTCCGGCTCTTGAGTTCGGCCGAACACCATTTCTGCGCGACGTTCGGCACCGCCTTCTTGCGCCGGATCAGCGCCTCGAAGGGTTCGCCGTTGCGGCTGGCGCCCTGATAGCCGACAACCGCGAAAAGCGGCTTTTCCGCCCGGTATTCGAGCCAGGTGATTTCGACGCCCCAGCGGCGCCCGACCTCGGCCACGAAATCGAGCGTCTGCGGCATTTCGCGGCCGGTGTTCTGGAATGTGACCTCGCAGCGGTCCGGCAGGCCGCCGTTCGCTTCCAGGATCCGGTGCAGCATGAAAGCGCTCGTGCGCCCGCCGCTGAAAGCGATGCTGACATGGCCGTCGGGCAGCAGGTACGGGTTCATGACTTGCCCTCTCTGATCAGCCGGTCGACCATGTCGATGCGCTCGCCGAGCAACTGCATGACGTTGACGGCCATGGAATTGCCGAGCGCCTTGTAACGGGGGCCGTCGGGGTCCTGCACCCGCCAGCGGTTGCCCCTGAGTTTCAGCGGCAGGCCGAGGGTGCGCAGTTCGTCAAGGTCCTCGTCCTCGTCGATGTCGCGCCAGCCGCCGGAGGCCGCGCCCGGAATGCGGGTGTAATCGTCGGGGAAGGCCTGCAGGCGCTCGCATTCGCGCGGGGTCAGGCGGCGGACCTGCAGGGCGCTTGCGACGGCATGCGGCCCCGAACTGTCCAAGGTCGGGCTGATGCCTTCCGAAACACCGAGGCCGGGATCGCGCAGGCGGACCCGCCCTTCCGCGTCCGCGCTTGGGGTCTTGGCGCTTCCGTCCCTGCTGGCATCCGACAGCAAACCGTAAGCGACCGCCGCGTGTCCGCTGCCGTCCTCCGAGGCGTCGAATCCCTCGGCCTTGAGCGTGTGCGCGACCATGGTTTGCCCCTCGTCCATGGTCGTGTTGACGCCCTTGTGCATGCGGGCCGTCAGCGGGTTCGCAACCTCCGGCACCAGGCCGCCGCCTAGCTCGAAATCGGTTCCAAGTCCGCCACCGCCCTCAGAGCGTGCATTAAGAGTTCCGGCAATTCCTTGCCCCTGTTCCCGGCGCGGCGGAGGATCCCCGCGCAGGCTTTCGCCGTCAAGAAGTACCGCCGCGGCGGGGCGCCAGTCTCCAAGATATCCAACAACGAACACACGGCGCCGCCGTTGCGGGACGGCGGCAGGGAAGAGGCGTGTTCGGGTAAACTGAGCGTCAAGCACACGCCAGGCGACGCCGTAGCTGTCGGGTCCGCCGGTGACGATGCCGGCGTTTTTCCAGCCGCCGGCGGGCGGCTCGATGCCGTGGCCCGTGAGTTCGCCCAGAAAGCGGCCGAAGTCTCGTCCCTCGTTGCTTGAAAGAACACCGGGGACGTTCTCCCAGACAAACCAGGCGGGGCGGTATCTGCCAAGAATTTCGACAAAGACAAGGGTGAGCTGACCCCGGCCGCCAGCCATGCCGAGACGCAGTCCCGCGACGGAATAGTCCTGACAGGGGGTTCCTCCAACGAGAAGCCGAATTGCATGTGCGGGCCACCTTTCGAATTGCGTCATGTCGCCGTGGTTCGGAATGTCCGGATAGTGATGCGCCAGCACGGCACAGGGGAACGGCTCGATTTCGGAAAAAAACGCCGGTTTCCAGCCGAGCGGATGCCAGGCCACCGTCGCCGCCTCGATGCCGGAACAGACGCTGCCGTAAAGCATCAGATCAGGCTCCCCTGCGCTTCGCCCGCGCGCCGTGCGCGGCATGCTGCGACGGCCTCAAGCTGCCGGCTGCCACGGGCGACGGTTTCCGGGTTGTCGGATTTCAGAAGAAGCCGGGCCGTGTGTTCCACCGGGCCGAACCGGTCGGTTTCAATGGCGCCGTAGCGCACCGCCAGGGCGCGCTTTGACTTCGCGATATCGAAGTGAACCCACGAGGCCTTCGGCGGCTGTTGCAGCCATTTGCGCGCAACGCCGATCATGTCGGCCATCATCAGCAGTTCCGGCAGCGTGTCGGCCCACATGTGACACATGACCATGCGGCCGAACGACGCCTGCATATCATCGACATAGACCGCCATCAGCCACGCCCCTCCGATAGTGCCCACTTGGCAGGCGCCGGAACGATTTCCGCGCCGGCCCTCTTCCACTTGAAGAAACCGAGCGCCCCAACGGCCGGAATGAACTCGCAAAGCTGCGGGTCACGCAGCACCAGGCCGCAAGGACCGAAAAACCACGGGCTGGACGAGACGCGGACGACGTCGACTATCTCGACCGTGCCGATGATGCCGCCGCGATCTAGCGCGACAGCATGCGGACAATTTGCGCCGCAGCGGCGAATCCAGTCGGCACCGTCCTCGTATTCTTCGCGCGTCATGCCCTTCGCGGCATGGATGGCGACCCGCCCCCGGAACCGCAGCCCCGGATTGCTGTATTTCCAGAAACGGTTTTCAATGTCCTTGCCGGCATGGATGATCGCCCAGGCCCAGGGCTGGCGGACGGAAAGAGCGATGTCCGGAAGCTCGGTCATGCCGCCCTCCCCGTTGCCGGAAAGGCGTCATGCGCGACGCCGTCGAGAAGACGGCCGGCGGCGCCCTTGCCGACCTGAAACATCGGCATGTCGGCGGCACCTTCGGAACACATGCAGGCGTCCATCCATTCGCCGTCCGGCGTGTGAAATTCGCCCAATGGCAGATCGTTGATTTCGTCGCCAAGATGTTCCGCGTGACTGCGCGGAAGCCAGGCGCCCCACTGCTTGAAGAGGAAAGGCACGCCGGCCACCGCGCAATCGTCGCGGATCCGCCGCACCCAGGCGGGATGCATCGGCCGGGCACGGCGCCCGCTTTCGCCGCCGACGATCACCCAATCGAGGCCGGGCAGTTCCCCCGGGATCCGCGTCGAAGTGTTGAATGAACATTCAGAGGGTGAGCGCGCGAGATATTGACCCCGAGTGACAAGGCCACGCAAAGCATCTATCCACGGCCGTCCCTGCGCGTTGTACTTCAAGATATTGCGAAGGCTCAGCGGCCCGAGCAGCGGCTCGGCAGAGACGAAGCGCACGGCCGCGGGCGTCTGCAGAAGGTATGGAATGCGCGTGTCCGCTGTCGGCTGGTCCTCGATCGAGACACCCGCCCAAAGATTCGGCAGCGGCCAGTTCGCGGCCCATTCCCCCCGGGTTTCCCCCGGCGGAGAACCGACCACGTCATAAAAGGCGTAGATGTTGACGCCCCGTCCTTCCTGAACGGCCTTGCGCTGCGCATCGATCCGCAGGCGCGACCCCATGCATGAAAGATAGGCCCGCATCCGTTCCGGCCGCTTGGTCAGCACCTGAAACGTATGCTGCGGGCACAGCGCCATGACGGCGAATATCCGGTCGATCCACGCGTCCGGCACGTTTTCATGAAAGAGGTCCGCGTGCGCGCAGACGAAAATCCGGCGGCGTTTCCTCCAGCGCAGCGGCTGGTCCAGCCACTTCTCATTGAACCGCACCTTGCCGGTGAACTGCGCGACGCCGGCCGCGTTGCGCTTGGCAAGACCGAAGCGTTCCGGCGTGTTCTTCAGCCGGCTCGCGGCGAGTTCCGCCGCATAGCAGTTGCGGCAGCCTTCGGATATGAGCGAACAGCCCGTGATGGGGTTCCAGGTCGCGTCCGTCCATTCGATCTTGGTCCTATCGGCCATCACTTGGCCCCCCCTCTTTCGGTGCGCAGCGCGCGGCGTATTTCAGCAGAACGTCCGCATGACAGGGCGCGCCCGGCCTGCACCAGCAGGCCAGGTCCTTGCCCGCCAGTTCATGCACCGGCAGGGTCGGCACGACATGGCATTCGAACAGGTCGCAGGCCTCTTCCGCCGTCATGGGGTCGCCGGTGACCGGCGACGGATCCCCGACCCGGTAGCGGTTGCCCCATTTCGTCGAGCGGTCGACCTTGACCGCGTGCGGGTGCCCGGCCCGCCAGGGCTTCGACCGGGTCATCTGGATGCGTTCAGGCATCGCCCTTGCCCCCGATCTGGTTGCCGACCGGCCGCGCCTGATCGGCAAGGAACTTCGAGCCGTTCAGGTAGATCCGGAAGCCGTTGAAAATCTGCTTTGCAAGGGCACTTCGGGCCATCGCCTCCTGCGGCGAAATCTCTCCCTTGCGCAGCGCTTCAAGGTCGCCGCAAAGCCCACGGATGACCGTGTCAATGCCGAGGCTTTCGGTTTCCGGCTGGCTTTCGTAATCACGCGCGGCCATTGGCGCCTCCATAGATCTTGTTTGCAGCAAGGCAGCGCAGTGCTTCGGCAAGGGCAGAGACTTGGACAGCGCGGCGGCGGTCGCGGAAGGCGCCATGCTGCGGCTCAGGCCCGCCGTAATCGCGATCGCAAATCCTGCAAACCGGCTCAAGTTGATGCTGCCGCCCGGCGTGGCTGTGCCGCGCGAGTATGTCGCGCCGGCAGATTGCGCAGGTGAACAGAACCCGGTTCCAATCGAATGCCATTGCCTTGCCCCCTTGCCTTGGAGAGAAAGAACAGGCGCCCCGCGCGGGGCGCCTGCGGGTCACGTCTCAGCTTTCCGGCGCGCCCTCATAGGCGGGCAGGCCCGTTTCCTTGGCGGCGATGTCAAGGTCGGCCTTCACCCGCTCGCGCAGGAAGTGTTCCCAGCGGAAGACTTCATAGAACCAGACAACGCCGCCGCCGCCCTTGGCGCGGTAGCGCAGCCGCACGGGCATGCGCACCGGCGCGCCGTCCAGGAAGGCGGGAACCGCGACCATGAAGAGGCCCGGCACGTCGACCTTTTCGCCCTGCGCGGTCTGATGGTCTTCCTTGAACTCGATGACGCGCTCGCCGCTCTGCAGGATTTCGCGCTGCCTGAAACTCGAATTGACGTGGATTTCCAGTTGCCGCGACAACTGCATCAGTTCCATGGGTTCGGCGAACCGGACATTGAATTTCGGCTCGTAATACTGTTTCTCTTCCTCGCTCGCGCTGGCGAGTTCCGGCACATGGTCCTCAAGAAAAACGGCAAAGTCCGCCTGCGACATGCCCTTCGCGTTATGCTCGATCCAGGCTTTCAGCTCTTCGGTTACCGGGAAGTCATAGTCGACGCGGTGCCCGTTGTGCCGGGCGGCGCCGTCCTGCTTGTGATAATCCAGCACCGCCGTCAGGCGCGGCGCCGGCCACGACGTCTTGCCGAAGAGAACGGAATCGCTGTCCTTGTGCCGGTTGGCAAGATCGATGAAGCTTTGCAGCGTCGTCACATGCGCGGTGCCCCGCCGCCGCTCGGGCATCTGGCGGTGGCCTTCGATCAGCGCTTTCAGCGACACCGCCTGCTGGTCCTTGGCGTCCCAGACAAACGGCACCTTTTCCGGCAGGCCCGGGCCGAGGCCCTTGGTGTTGACCTCGCCCATCTGCACCTTGCCGCCCTCGACGGCAAGGCGCTCGATCAGGTCGGCGGTCGGCCGGTTCATGTCCGGCGTGTTGCGATCATCCATGTCAAAAGATCCTTTTTAGGAGGGGATTGTGGCCGGGCGTGACGCTCAGCCGTTGATGTCCGCCCGTTCGCGGTCCTCGCGGTCGGACGCGGCCGGCACGGGCATTGCGGGCGCCGAGCGCGGCCCGGCGAACATGTCGCGCTGGTTCGGGTGCTCGACGGACAACGCGCCGCCGTCTTCCCAGAAGGGCGTTGCCGAGAACGTGCCGGTTTCCGGCAGCTTGGCCTTCACCACCGGCACCACGTTGACGAGTTCATGATCGCGGGCGATGGTGATTTCGATGGTGATTTTGGCCTTGCCCTTTTCGCCAGGCAGTTCGGCCAGCGCCTCCATGACGCGCAACAGTTCCTCGTCGCACTTCTCGGCAAACCGGCCCTTGTTCAGAAGGCCGATAAGCTGGTCCAGATTCCTGATAGTCCTCGCCATGTCTTGCTCCTATGGCTGGGTTGAAAACAGCGGCCCGAAGTCTTCCGGCTGACCGCCCTGCCGGGCCTTGACGCTTTCGCGCCGGCGCTCGTCAGGTCCTGCAACACAAAGCGCCATGCGGCGGCGAATATCGGCCTGATAGTCCGGCTCGCGCTCGCACAGCACCGCGTTGAAGCCCTCGTAAAATGCCGCCTCGCCGGTCGTCCCGGTGCCTGCAAAACAGTCCAGCACCGTGCCGCCCGGCGGCGTCACCAGCCGCACCAGGTAGCGCATCAGGTCGACGGGCTTGACAGTCGGGTGTCTGGAGCCGATGCGGTCTTGGGCGTCGGCCTTGGCGGAATAGAAAAAGCGGGCGGCCGAACCGGAATCCGGGCGCGGAATGGCGGCTTTCCGGTCGCTGGTGCGGAAAGCATAAACATCGCCGCTGAAACCGGCCCCGGTCGGTTCCCCGCCGGTGACCACGCCCTGCTGTCCCGGCGCCTCCGGAAAGCCCGCCAGCACCGCCGCACTGCCGTCGTGGATCACGTTCGCGGGCCACCGGCCATCAACTGGCCGCGCCTCGCCACCACGCATACGGTAGTTTCTGCCGCCGGACTGCGTGCTGTCTTCACTGCCAGCAGCAGCCCCAGACCAACCAACCTTATCGGTGCCAACACGGCACCCGTCGATGTTCACACCACCCGTGCCGTGCTTCAGAATGTTCGCCGTGCCGTTCTTCTCGCTGAAAGGCTTCTGTCCCATGAACACCGGTTCAATGGCCGGCTTCAGGCTCTGCCCGCCGTAGCGCCAGCCGTCGAAGCCTTCCGCCTGAATGCGGGTCGCCTTCGGAAAGCCGGACCCGAACAGCCAGGCCAGCAGGCCGCCGTCCTGAAGGTCGACCAGCCGCGCCAGCGCCGCGAACTGCTCTTCGGAAAGGGCGGCCAGAAAAGCGGCCGTCGCCGGGTCCGGATCGAACAGATAGGCAATCAGCGGATGCTGAATGAACCCGGCCGTCTCAATGGCATGCGACATCCGCCCGAACCCGCGCGTCGAAGCGAAGGCAAGCAGATAGCCGCCGGGCTTCAGGACGCGATAGACCGCACGCCAGATATCCGGCTTGAAGGCAATGTCGCCACCGTCCCATTGCTTGCCCATGAAGCCGGTAGCCTGCCGCTTGTAGACAGCACTTTCCGGCTTGTTCACCGTGACCTTGGAATCCGGAGATCCATAGCGGTTGACGATGCTGGTCAGATGATACGGCGCGTCGGTGACGCAACTGTCGATGCTGTCGTCCGGCAGGTCTTTCAGAAGGTCCAGGCTGTCGCCGCACAGCAGCGTCACGCGCCCGTCGAGGAAGGTTTCACGCATGGCGCGCCCTCCCCTTTCGGCTGCCAAGGCTGCTCGTCCGCAATTGCCTTTGTTTTTCAGGTAGTTTCACGCCCTGTCGCCCGTGAAACACCCTGTAATCGCCCACGTCTCCGGCAAGTCCGGTCGCGGGTTCGGGCATTTCCACCGGCCGCAGAAGTTCAAACGGGTTCAGGTCCGCCCAAATGCACAGCAGCAGCAGCGGCCCGGTGGAAATCTCGATGCCCGCCGTCGCCCGGCTGACGGAGGCGCGCGACACGCGCGTCTGCGCCTGAACGTCCTGCAGGGTGCAGCCGCGTTCAGCAATCACCGCCTTGATGGCTAGACCGAGCCGCGCATAATCCAGCGTCGCGCCTTTCAGAAGGTGTGCGTAATCGGGGTTCATGACATTTCCCCGCAGCCACGGCCCACAAGCCGGCTGTCGCCCGGCGCGGTGAAATCTTCCCAATGCACCCAGCCCTTGGGGCAATGAAAGCCCCATTCGCGCACGCGCGGCCCGGTGATGAAAAGCGTCTCGACGGGCTGGCCGTCGATCAGTTCCAGCCGGTGCGCCATTTCCGGGCCGCGATAGACGCAGTCCCCGGCCCGCACGATGCGCGGCCCGTCCACCGTGACCTCGCGCAACTGCCCGCGCACCATGATCGAAAAGCTCGGCCACGGGTGATCGTGCAGGGCGCGGTCGTCGTCATCGCGCAGGATGCGGTGATAGTAGATGTTGAAAGTCGGGTTGCGCGGCAGGATCCACCAGCGCTCCAGATAGGCCGGTTCGCCGATCACGAAATCGGGCACGCGGTCCGGCCGCATGTGCGCAAGGTTCGTCGGCAGGTCCATCATGTGTCGCCCTCCGCCCTGTCCCCGGATGCGAAGTCGACCAGCCGCCGCCCGATGCCGTACAGCACCCCGGTGATGACGCCGAACCACCACGACAGCGCCAGCGGCGGCAGGATTGCCAGGATCAAGAGCGCCGCCAGGACGCCAGCAAGCACGCGCAGGACGATCATTTTCCACCTCCGGCCAGTTTCAGCATGTGGTCGATATCCGCCTGCAGGGCGCGGATGCGCGAGCGCTCGGCATTTGCCTGCTCGATGGCGTTCTGAAGCCGCACCGCGGCGGATGCCAGGTCGGTCAGGAGCTTGCGCGCCTCGGCGATATGGTCGACCTTCGGTTCTGGGATCGGGCCGATAAACTGCTCGCGGACCTCTTCCACCCAGCGGCGCGGCACGTTCAGTTCCTTGGCGACGCTGGCATCGTCGAAGCCGGCGTCGAAACCGTCCTCGGGCGTAAACACGATATCCAGCGCTTCCAGGATCCGGCGCCGGTCGTCGGGCCTCGCCTGCGGCGGCGGATCCGCCTTCGGCGCCGCTGCGGGCTTGGTGTCCGCCTCTGCCCCTGCCGCTTTGCTGTCGGCCTTGGTGCCGCCCTTGCAGTCGGGGCAGGTATGCCCGCCAATGCGGTTCCCGACATCCCATCCGCGATTCCTGAAACGGCGAGCGTAAGGCTCGGCGGTCGGCACGCGCCCTCCGGCACTGCGTTTGACGAGGATGTCGTCAGACCGTCCGCAGGCACAGGTCGCCGTGGCATATGTCCCCGACGCGCGGCCCTCCGGAGTTTTGACGGCAACTTCAAACACCCGGTCAAGGTGAGCGGTAGACATCACTTGGCCCTCCGTTCCGGGACGGGCAGGCCGTCGACCATGTCGGAGCGGATCTGGAAAAAGCCGCCGAACTTGCCGGTGCCGACCGATGTGATTTCCAGGTCCACCGCCAGGCCGCGCTCGCGCCAGAAGGCGACAATGCGGTCGGCCATGGCGTGATTGGCGCTGTAGTCGTCAGGCATCCTTGCCGGCATCATGCGTCCCCCTGTTTGTGGGATGCGGCGGCCTCCAGGGCGCGGCGCATCGCGATGCGGGAAAGCTCCGGGTTGCGCAGGTCCGCAACCGTCGCGGTCGCCGGCACCTCGCCCCATTCCTTGGCGCAGGCAAATGCGGCCTCGATCGCCGCGTCGACCATGCGGTCGGTGATCGGCATGCGCGCGGCCATCACAGCGCCCCCCCTGTCGCGGACCTCGAACCGGGGCGCATCTGCGCGGCAAAGGCGGCCCGGCCGCTTGCCTCGGGTTCGTCGGCGGCGCTGCCGAGCAGCGCCCGCACCCGGGCCTTGACGGTTTCCGGGGTCAGCGGCACGGCACCGCAACCGGCGGCGGCAAGGGGCACGGGATCCGCCGCAGGACCCGCTCCGGCCGCCTCATAATCCGCGACCAGCACCGGCTTTCCGTGGCAGGTGGCAAGGCGCAGCCCGTTCCAGCGGGCAAGCCGCTCCTGCGTGTCCCGGCTGGAAAAGCCGCCCGCCAGCACGGCGGCGACCTTCGCCGGCTCGACGCCGGTTTCCGTGGCGATCAGGTCGCGCGCCGCGGTGAACCCGGCGGTATAGCTGGCAAGCCGCAGCCGGTGTTGTGCCCGCGCCCAGGAATAGGTTTTCAGGGTCTGGCGGGTATCGCCCCGCAGAAGAACGCTCATTTCCACCGGCGGAACCTCCCCTTTTTCGGGAAGGCAAGCAGTGCGCTTTCTTGGCTCCGCCGCCGCTCGGCCCGGCTTATCGTGGTGCGCTCCAGGCAGCCGGCGCAGTAGCTGCGGCCCTCTTCGGCGCGGTTGCCGCAGTAGAACTTGTTGTCCAGCCCGTCCGCGTTCTTGTCCCATGTGGGCATCCGGCAATGCCAGGCCTTCAGGTCGAGCAGCGTGATGCCCTTTTTCTTGCGTGCATCGCCGAGACGCACCGCAGGCATTTGCGGCAGCGGCTCGGGGCGCGGCAGCAGAACCGGCCGCTGCCTGCGCTGGCGGGCCGAGCGTGCCCTGAGTTCGTCGGCCGCGCGGATCCGCCGCGCCTCGATCACCTGCAGGTCCTCGTCCAGGCCGTGCCGGCTGATGACGCCCCGCACCGCATTGGCGCCGATCGGGCCATAGATGACGGACAGCAGGCCTGCCGCCTCGTCCACCGTGCGGCCCTCGGCCAGTTGGTCGTGTACGGCATCGCGCTTTTGCGCCGCCGTCAGGTCCGCCCAGACCAACCGGCCGAGAAAGATATCCTCTGCAAGGCTCATTGATTTGCTCCCGTTGAAGATGGTTCAAAGGCCCCGCCCTCGTCCTGCGAGGCCTCGCCGGAACGGGCAAGGGCACAGGCGGAAAGCTCGCGGTCGATGGCCTCGCGCAGGCGGGCCTTGGCCGGTGCCGGCAGGCTCCAGCCGCTGCCGCCGCTGCGCTCGATGGTGATGCCGTGCGGCGCCAGCTTGCGGCGCATGAGGTAAATCTGGACGCTGACCGTCTTTTCGGACGGCGCATTCTGCGCGGTTGCGCCATAGAGAAAGGCGTGCATGGCGCGGCGCTTCACGCCGGCCTTGCGCATCAGGAAATCCAGCATGCGCGTCTGCATGTGCGTCAGGCCGAAGGCGGCCGGATAACCGCCCTCGCGCGCCAGCAGCGCCTCAAGCTCCAGGATGCGGGCGTCGCGCTGGTAGAGCGCCGAGCGCAGCCGGGCGATTTCGCGGTCCTGCGCGCGGCTCATGGCGCCGTCCTCCTTGCGGTTTTGGCAAGTTCGGCAAGAACCTCGGCCGCAAAGGCAAGCAGGTCCGCGTCGGACCGCATCACCCCGGCATCGCCAAGGGCCGCGTCGAGCAGTTCGTCCTGATCGACCAGCCGCACCACCGCATTTGCGGCGGCCGCCCTGTCGGTGGAAAGGCCGCGAAGCCGCAGGGATGCGTGCTCGAACTGTTGCTTGCTGCATTTCCCGATCAGGCTCATTCGGCGGCATCCTGAGTTTCTTCGAGGCCATGCAGTTGCACGGCGGCCCGCATGATCGTTTCCACCAGGTCGCGCCGGCCGCTGCCGGTGACCGGCACAAACCGGCCTCCGGCAAGTTCGCAGAGCGTTTCAAGCAGCGGGGCGACTTCGCCGCCTTCGCGGCAATCGATGATCAGGTCCGCGAGCACATCGACCGGCATGAACAGTTCCGCATGCCGCGGCTCGCCGGTGTTGCCATAGTCGGAAAGGGTTTTCGGGCCGACACGGGTGATCGATGCGGCGCTGTCCTGACTGCCGCAGGCCTGCACGGTGCGCTTGGTGGCGATCTTCAGCGCATGGCGGATCTTTTCGGTCGTGCGGCGCGGCAGGCTCATGCGGCATGCCTCCGCTCGACTTCTGCGCGCGAAGGTGCTGTGATGCAGCCGTCGCAACGGGGAACGGAAAAATGAAGCGCCGGGCTTTTGCCTTTATCCTGACGGCACTGGCCGCCGGGCCAGCCATGCCAGCGGACTTCACGGCTGAGGACTGCGCGGCCATGACGAATGAAATCCAGCGGAAACTTTGCTTCAGGTATGTTTCCGACCAGGCGGAAAAGCAGGAAGGCCCGCCGCTGGAATGGGCAACGCGCCTTGAACGCTCCCCGATGGACGACAGCGAGAGCGTTTTCATGGCCCTCGCCTCCGACCGGGTGACGCGCTGCGGCTGGAACCGGAGCACGCGCATCATGTTCACCATCAGGTGCGTGGAAGGCGAGACCGCCGTCATCCTGCACACAAGCTGCCTGTTTCCCGCCGACATGGAACCGCGCACCGGGGAAGTCGCGTTTCGGCTGGACAAGGAGCCCGCCCTTTCCGTCGCGATGGCAGAATCGAACGACAATTCCGCCCTCGGGCTTTGGACCGCCGAAAGCGCGGTGCCTTTTATCGAACGCATGTTTGACAGAGAAAAGCTGACCTTGCGCCTCTTCCCCTACCGTGAGGACCCGCTGACGCTGACGTTCAACATCGGCGGCCTGAGAGACGCCATCAAGCCGCTCCGGCAAGCCTGCCGCTGGTAGCCCCGCACGCACTCTCACAGACCCGCCCCCCGATTTTTACCGGTTTCGGGGGATGACGTGTTTTTGCCCTTATCGGAAAATACCTCGGAAAGATTTTCCAGTTCGGCACGTTGCGCCGGTGTCAGAACCAACCGCTCAACAGGCAACGGGTTGCCAATTTCGCACGAGAATTTGAGGAGATCGAAAATGTACTCATTCGGGATAGAGCCACCGGTACCGGCTTTCTCTTTTGGATACCGGAACCGGCGCACCGTCGTCGGGTTCACGCCCAGCCGTGCAGAAACCACCGTAACTCCGCCCAATTCCTTGATAACGGACGTTGCAGGTTCCAGGTGCATGGGAGGCCTCGGCTCATGATTATGGCGAATGAGCAGGCAGGTATTGCACGAAATTTACATTTTGGCAATTGCCGAAATGTAAAATCCGTTGCCTCTTTGGAGAATGACAATGCGGATCATTACGTGCAAAATGCGCACGTTATGAGCACCGAAAACATTGACATAATTCGAAAGTGGCTGGACGAAGTCATTGACGACAAAGAGGAACGCAGGGAAGCTCTCTGGCGGATCCTCGACCTCAAGCCGCCACAAAGAACAAGAATGAAAAATGGCGCCCGCCGGCTGCGCGCCGACGAGCTTCTGATCGTCGCCGCCTACTTCGACGCCGAACTCCCGGCGATGCCGGGATATGGCAAAGCCCGCATCGCGAAGAAGTCAAACGACAATGACGCAGAGGGACCAGTTTTTCCGGATGATGACGCCGATGAATTGTGGTCACTCGCAGAAGCGAAGGTCGAAGAGGCCGAGCGCAAGGCAGGCGTTTTGCTTACGAACGAGGAATATATTGACCGCATCATAAAGTTGTATAACACTCTCCAAAGACGTAGCGGAAAGTAATACATTTTATAGATGCAGGCAGTGTCATGGACTACATTTCTCCACGCCTCGTCAGCGTACCAAGAAACAATGACGAAGACAGTTTGGTTGATTTAATTTTCAAGGCTTGCAAGTTCGATTGCTTGGACTTGATAGAATTCGAGTGCTTTAAGCGGTTTGGTCATGACCGTCTTACGCACCTGACGCCTGAACAGGAAATGTGCCTGGTCCTCGCCTGCAGGTCCCGAGTGGCACGGCGAGCCATGAAGCGCGGTTACAAGCCAAAGGACCTTGAAATGCAATGACACCTTTTGTCCAGCGACATACGAGTGACGTAGTCGAGCGCGGCGGTGCGGACGAGACTGCACAATTCCTGCTCCGTACATGGCTCGAAAATGACGGCAAGATGCCGGAGTCAAGTACGCTGCTCAAAGTCTCGCCTTATCTGGTCATCTTTGACGACAGGATAGGTCAAGGCGACAGTCCGGACATTCTCTTTTACGGTTCCGAAACACTTTTCGCGACGCGCTACCCGGAAGCCGAGATTTGCGAAAACGAGAATCCGAAACAGGTGCTTGACTACAACTATCGCAAGCTTGTCGCGGACGGGTACCGTGACGCGCTCATGGGTGAACCCGTTTTCGAAACGGTCGGGACCGGCACCTTGCTCGGTGCACACAAGCCGGAACTTGTCTATGAGCGTTTGGTACTGAAATTCAGGAAGCGCGTCGGATCCTACCTTGTGAGCTACAGCATTAAGCGCTCCGAAAAGTGGTTATCTCCAGTATCAAATCGGCAAGGTGATCACGACTATTCCCAACGAATGTCAGGTTCGCGCCTACTGTGCCCGGAGCGTTGCGCCAGTATATTCCGTGAGAATGTACACACCTGAAGCCATATGACGGAAAAAGACGACTGCCGACGTGTTCCGGCGTCATCCATCCGTAGATGAAATCCGGACTCCACTCGTCCAAGGCGTCAATCTGAACGACCTTCACCAGGTCGGACCCGATGCCGTTCTTGCGGTGCCCCTCTTCAATAAACAAGTCACCGATATAAGCGACCGAGCCGCTAATTTTCAGCGCAAATCTTGGCTGTACATCAGCCATTTCCGCGCGTCCGCCATCGATCCCGGGATAGCAGCGCCGCCAGTATTTTCGCCAGAACTCCAGCAGTGACATGTCGGCCAGGCGGTCAAGTCGCACCGCAACACGGCCCACAGTTTCCCCCTCCAGGGTTTCCACACATATCCAGAACGCAATGGATGGGGTGTAGGTATTTTCCTTTGTCGAAAAGTGTTCGGTCAACGCCGGCTTGGCACTGTTAGAAATTCTCGCCTCAAGTTCGTCGAAACACGCGCCCCGCCTGAGTGTGTAGCCGCTTGAATAGATGCGGTTCTTGAGCACCCCCCAGGCTTCTCTAAGGCCATATATGTCAATACCGCGCGCCAAATCCGTTTCCCGTTCAAGACCGATAATTTGCAGTTCCACTCTGTAGCACCGGAATCGCGACCTGTCATTTCTGTTGACAATGGTGCAAATCGCGCACTATTTTCCAAAATCGCAATTTCTCATTTTGTAAATTTTGTACACGAAATGGGAAGCTGGAGACAGCGCCATGACAGTCGAAATTATCCGTTACCCCCTGCCCGAGGGCGTCGACGACGCGCTGCTGACAGCGGGCGAGCTTGCCGGCACCTTCGGCGTCAGCGTCTGGCAGGTGCTCACATGGGCCGAACAGGGCATGCCCGTGACCGGACCGGAAAGGCCCGGCGGGCCGCAGCGCTTCACCCTGTCGGCCTGCCATTCGTGGCGCGTCGCCTGTTCGCGGGCCGGACAGGCCCGCGCGGAAAGGACGCCCGAGGCCCGGTCCCTGTCGCGTTTTGCCGGGGCAAGGCGCGTCGCCGGGCTTGCGGGTCTGCCCGGTCCGGTCCCGGCGGCAGCGGGCAAGGGCCGCCCTTTCGTCCCCGCTGACAGGAACGCGGGCGCTCGGGTAGCGTTGCCGGAAACCGATCAACCCGGAGACGCATCGATGACCGCAAGCATTCCGAACACCCGTTCGTCCCTCGACATGCTCCTGAAGGGCCTCAAATGGTTCCGCGAGGCGAAGGACGTCCCGGTCGGCGAACGGGTCTGGATGCTGGAAACCCTCGCCGACAGCGCCGAGAAATGCTTTGCGAGCGTCAAGGCGCAAATCCGTTTCTACCAGTCGGCAAAGGGCGTCGGCCGGGCCTACATGGTGCCGGACGGCAACGGCGGGCACCGCTATGTCAGCGGCCAGCTTCTGGAAACGCTGGTCATGCACCGCCCGGGTCAGGACACCGACGCCGTCATCCATGGCAAGCCGGAGGCCCTTGCCGCAATCGCCGCCGCGCTCACCGAGGCAGGCCATGCGGTCGCCGGTCCCGCCCCCATCCACGACCTCGCCCGGCAGATCGCCGAGGCCGCCACCCCGCCGGAAGCGAAAGCGGACCGTCATGACCCTGACTGAATCCCTGCAGGCCGCCGCGCCCTTTCTGCCCCTCGTCGCCGTCGCCTTGGCATTCGTGATCTTGGCCGCCGTGCTCGGTTATCTCGACACGCGCGAGCAGATGCGGCGGCAGGAAATCGACGCCTTCTGCCGCGGCGCCGCCCGCCCCCATGACAGGCACGGCGACAGGCCCGCAGAAGGACACAACGACAGGACACGGCGCCCGGCCGTGTCGAAGAGCTTCGGCGCCCAAAAGGACATGGAGCCGAAGGCAAAGGAGGATAACCCCTCGTGTGCCACACCTGCCGCGCCCGCCGTCCTCCCGGGCATGAGCTTGCGGCAAGTCTCCACTGACCCCGGCCCGGCTCCCAGCGGCGCCGGGGTCCTTTTCCAGGTTCTCAAAGGCGGCAGGTCATGAACACACCGTTTGACAAGCGTTTTTCCGCTCCCGATTTTCGCCCGGACGCACCGCCCGACGACATCAAGGACCTGCAACGCCGCTGCACCCGGCTGCGGATCGATCTGGAACGCACCCGCAAGCAGGTCTTTCTTCTTGCCGTCCTTGCCATCGTCTCCGGCATCCTTGGCCTTTGGGAGCGCCTGCTGTGACCGCCACCTGCCAGAAACGCGGCTGCGAGCACAAGGGCGAATGGGCGATAGAACTGCACGTCCCCGCCAAGGGCTGGCCGCTCGACAGTCATAAGCCGCTGACAGTCATGTGCGGCATTCCGCTTTGCCGGGATCACGCGCACCAGGATGACGCGGGCGATTTCTTCTTTGACGCGAACAGGGCGGTCATTGCCGACATGATCAAATCCATGGGGTTCGTCGAGCCCGATTTTGACCGCGCATGGTCAACGCCGATCCGCCGCACGGATCCCCGTTTCATCGCGTTTCAACAGCAGGTCAGTGACGCCGGCGGGCCAACGATCGAGGACGGTGCAGCATGAGCGAGCGTGTCTATTACTACCTTTCCGACTACAGCGACGAGGTCGTGCCGCACACGCCGACGCTGGACGGAATCCGCGAATGGCTTTCCGGACCGGACCCCGCGTGCGGGCGCAAGCGCGCCGCCAGGCCGGGCGAACGGTTCGACCTCGACATCCTGACCATTCTTGGCTGGCGCAAGGCCACATGGACCGGCACCGAATGGGTGCTCGACGGCGAATTTCCGTCGACGGACTTCCTCGCCGTCGTCGAGAATTACGGCGACACGTCTTGGCACGCGGAAGAAATCCTTTACGGCGAAACCCTCGACCGGATGCTCCGCAACCACATTGCCGACAACGGCGGCAGCCCGGAGGAACGCAGCCCCATCTGGATCGTCTGCGCCGAGGGCAACAGGCAGCCGCTGTCCCTTACCTACAACGGTCCGGACAGGACGCCGGACGTCTGCGCAAAGGTCATCCAATGAGCCTCGCCGCCAGGACACACCACCAGTGCCCGACCTGCCGCTGCGCCGAGCCGCTGGACGCGGAAACGGCCGAGGCGCTGACCGATGTCATGAAGCCCGGACGCGGCCGCGATCCCGGCAATCGGGACCAGCGCGCGCGCAGCCGTTCGATCGCCTCACACGCGATTGCCGCGCTCGGCCGCGAGGTGCTGCGCCTCAAGGCGGACGACGAACCCGAGGCCGCCAGGGATGCCGAGGCGGTCATGAACGCGCTCCGCAATGCCCATGACATCCGGCTGACGGAGCGCCCTGCCAGCGAAGGAAAGCAGACCGTGACCGACCCCATCATGAAACATTTTGCCTTCGAGCACCTGCCCGAACACCTGCAGGCCGTCAGCCGCCCCTTTGGCGAACTGGCGCGGCAGATGGACCAGGACCTGCCGGACGGTCCGGAGAAGTCCGCAGGCCTGCGCAAGCTGATCGAGGCAAAGGACTGCATGGTCCGCGCGAAGCTGGGTTAGGAGCGACTGACATGCAAAGAGCCTGCGTCAACCGCTATCTCAGGGACAAGGTCATGGATCAAATCGACCATGCCCTCGGCCGCCCCGTGGACCCGTTGAACAATGCGCGGAGTTACCGCGATCACTACGCTGTCAGCAACGAGTCCACAAAAGATTCCTTCCGGTCTTCCATATATTGGCGCGAAGGCCGGACGAGCGAGTGCGGCATGACTTGGTTTCATGTCACCGCCGCCGGACGCCAGGCCCTTGCCGCGCACTTGAAAGCCATCGGGGATCCGCACCGGCTCTTTGAAGTGACATTCGCCCCGGGCAGTTCCGCACCGCATCCTGTCCTGATCGCGGCAACGTCCCGCGCCGCCGCCAAATACAGCCATTGGATCGACATCCGCGATGCGTTGCCGGACTTGAAATTCGGCGACTACTGCCGGCACGCAAGCGCGCGCCTCGCCTAGAACCACGCCGCCCCATCGGCAACCGCCCGGCGAACCGCAAAGCGGCGCCGGGCACCAACTCAGGACCTCGCAAAATGGTTTGCCTTCCGGAAAACTGGACCGACGACACGCCGATCACGCTGGACCAGGCGTGCAAAGTGCTGTTTCATGACGCGATCAGGCCCGCGACGCTCAAGGCAGAGCACGAGCGCGGCAGGCTGCGTCTTGAAAAGATCGGCCGGCGGTATTTCACCACCCCGGCCGCCGTCCAGGAAATGAGGCAAAAATGCCGCGTCCAAGAAAACCCGCCCGCCTTGAACTCAGAAAGGAAAAAGGCGGGACCGTCTGGATTATCCGCGACGGATCAAGCTATCGCCGCACGGGCTGCGCTGGAACAGACCTTGAGGGCGCGGAAAAAAAGCTCAGCGAGTACAACGCCGAAAAATACCGGCCAAGCGACAGCCTCGATCCATCATCTGTCCCGATCGCGGACGCGCTGAACTTCTACGCCAGTTACCGCGTCCCGAAGCTTTCGAAGCCTTCCCAGGAAGACGCCAATATCGCCCCCTTGGTCCCCTATTGGGCCACCCTTCCCCTGACAGCCCTATCCCCCGCGCACTGCCGCGCCTATACCGACAAGCGCGTCGAGGACGGCGTCAAGCCGTCGACCGCCAGGCGCGAACTTGAATCCCTGCGCGCCGCCGTCAACTTCTATCTGGACGAACGCCGGCTGCCCTTCCGCTTCAAATTGGAGTTGCCCGAGAAGGGCGAGGCCCGCTTGCGCTGGTTGACGCGCGACGAGGCGGCAAGGCTCCTGCACGCCGCCCGCCGGCGCAAGTATCACCACATTGCCAGGCTTATCCTGATCGGCATCTATACCGGCACCCGCTCGGGCGCCATCAAGCGCATGCGCTGGGTGCCGAGCGTCGACACCGGTTATTTCGATCTGGAGCACGGCGTCATGTATCGCCGCGGCGCCGGCGAGCGCATCACCAAGAAGCGCCGGCCGTCGATCCGGATCCCGTCCCGGCTCCTGCCGCATCTCAAGCGCTGGAAAAAGCTCGACGGTCACTGCCCCCATGTCATCCATTATGACGGCGTCGAGGTCGCCGACCCCAAGCGGGCTTGGGCGACCACCCGCCGGGACGCCGGCCTCGATCGCGGCGTCATCCCGCACTGCCTGCGCCACACGGCGGCAAGCTGGGGGATCCAGAACGTCGAGACGACGCAGGACCTCCAGGTGCTGGCGGACTTCCTCGGAATGTCCCTGAAGATGCTTCTTGAGGTTTACGGACACCTCAACCCGCGCCACCAGTCGGCGGCCGCCGATGCCATCAGCCGCCGCCCGGGCGCCCGCTGA